CTCAAGGCTGACGGCCCAGAGCACACAATCATCCTAATGGAGGACTAGGACAGACCGGCCCCTCATTTCCCCACCCTCATCGAGGCCCTCAGGATCGCTCCTGGGGGCCTTTAGTTTTGCGGGGAGGTTAGGCCCCACGGATCCTCCCCGGAGCCGTTAGAACAGCTGCAGGAGCCCTCCCTGGGCTGGCCTTTACTTTCCGGAGACCGGCCCCTAAGATGTGGGAGGCCGGAGGACCCCAGAATTGGAGAATGGGCCATGAAAAATTTTACAGTCTCAAACCAACAGGGAGTGAAATGGATCTCAAGGAATTGATGCGCCTGTGCTACAATGCAGGATTTGAGGATGTGGACGGATTCCAAGCTTGGTGGGATGAGCTTGGGGAGGACCGCCATGACGACTTCGTCAGAGATGGGGCAAACCCTGAGATGTTGGATGTAATGAGGGGGTTGCTCCGGACCCTCAACACCGTCATCGAGACAGCCAATGAAAGTGGACTCGACTTTGTCAAGGGTGATGTGATGAAGTGGGGAGCCATGGCCAGTGAGCTGATCCAGAAACTGGAGAGCTAACCATGAAGCGCATTTACAAGTATCCATTCACCATCGAGGCCCCCACAACGGTGGTGCTGAAGGTGGGGGCTGAGGTCCTCAAGGCTGGAGTCCAAAACGGGAACCCTGTCATGTGGGCCTTGGTCGATCCTGCTGCTGCGGATGAGACGTGGACCTTTGATGTCTACGCCACGGGAGGGGAGATTGACGACGCAGTGGATTCTGTCAGCTATGTGGACACGATCTTTTTGGATAATGGACTTGTGTTCCATATCTTTGTAGCGTGATGTGGGGCCGGTTCCTCTGCTGGGTTGGCTTCCACGACTACACGAGCAACGTGGCTGAGGGTATCGAGCCGGATCATGAGAAGATGAAGAAGGACCCTGTGGGGTATTTTTTTGAGTTCAGTCGGCAATGGTGCCGGCGCTGTAAGCATGACTGGGAGGGCAACCGAAATGTTTGAGTACAAGGAGATCCAAATCACAATCCGCTTGCCGGACGATATTGCTGAGCAAGCCATCAAGGTCGAGCAAGATGACCCTGACTTCCTGAGCCGTGTGGTCCTGTATGGATTGACCAGACGGTCCATCTATCACCAGCTGCGAGATCATGGTAGATCCAAGTGGGCCGGAGAATGAGCTACTATGACTACAAGCAGTCAGTGTACATCGAGTTGAAGCAATATCCATTCTACGCTTTGGTCATGGCTGCGATGCGACAGGCCGATACCGACAACTTGGCGATGCTGGAAAGCTGCTGGCCGGAGACCTGGGCTGAGCTACAAGCTCGATACAATGCGCCTGGTGGATTGCTTGAGGGAGAGGAGCCTCCAAAGCCCACGTGTGGTCACTCGATGCCCCAAGAGGACCGGGATGCGTTTGGGATCAAGACTTGGGACCCACACTGCGCACGCGAGCCAGACCATCCAGGTGACCACGCCATCTCCCAGGAAGGCGTGTCTTGGAGCAACGATGAGGGCTGATGGCAAGACGGAGTATCTGTGCTCCAAATGCGGGTGGTCCCAGAGCTTTGGATTCCCCAAGGGCCAGAGGCCCCTGCGCCGCTGGCTCCTCGACTGTAGGCGCTGTGGGGGCAAGCGCTGGTTCCATCCAAGGCTGAGGCCCTTGACTGGCGACTATCGGTGAGAGGGCTCCGGAGGGGCCTGCAGGAGCCGTGGGGGATTCAGGGGTCACTAGACTACCTTGGTACCCCACGAACACGCTTAGACAACGAATGAGCAGCCTTAAAAACGATCCTAGCACAGTCAAATACCGTATAACAGTGGGTCGAGCCGAGAACGGCTGGATCTGTGTGGGGATCCAAGATGGCCGATCATGGGCCTCAGACATGTTCAGAATCGAGGACCTGGATGGGGCAGTGGAGCAATTGGGGAGGAGACTTGGCAAGACGGCAAAAGTGCCAAAGGGCACAGGGAGGTTTGGCGATGTGGAATAGAATCTGGAACTGGATTGAATTGGTCCTGATGATCGTGGGGTTCATATACACCGTGGCCGTCTTGGCTGCTGGCTTCGTATTGCTGGTGCCCATCTTCATTTTGTTCGAGCGGAGGAGCAAGCCCAGAGAGGTCCCATCAGACGATGGCTGGCACAAGGACAAAATCGAGCCACAGGACAGGTACCCAGGATGAGGTGCGTGGCTCCCAGGATCCCTGGCGTCCATGAGGAGATGTTGGCCCAGGACCAAGATGAATACCTGACGGTGTGCGTTGGGTTGATCCCATATGTGGACGGAGCCATTGGCGCTGTCACTCGATGGCGTCTGACAGATGAGGAGAAGCAACGCATCATGGAGGGTGAGGATCTGTACCTCAATCTCTTGACCCAAGGTGGAGGAATGCAGCCAGTGCGGCTGGAGGTGGGGCCGGTCCCTGACGACTGGCATATCAAAAGGTAGGCAAAAGATGGACAGCAATTTACCACCAGGAGTTAGCATTGGAGATCTGCCAGGCAACCGGCCTGATGATGAGGCTTGGGATGAGTTCCACGAATGGGTGGATGAGCAAACTGAGGACAAGGGCCTGAGCCCACAAGAGGCCAGGGAGATTTGGTCCAACGGAATGAACGCCAAAAAGCTGATGAGCTTGGACCAGTGGGCACAGGTGATCAACCAGTGGGCAGTGACCAAGGGCTGGAATGAGCAGATGCCCTCACAGGGCGAATGGATCGCTCTGGCGCACAGCGAGCTATCTGAGGCGCTGGAGGCCCATCGAGATGGGACCGGCGTGGGACTGGTGTTCGTGGATGGAAAGCCTGAGGGCGTGGCGGTTGAGTATGCCGATTGTATCATCCGGATCCTCCACTGGTTCGCCAGACATGACCTCTCTCCCAACGACATCGTTGACGCCAAGATGGTCTACAATGATGGCCGTCCATACAAGCATGGAGGAAAGGCGCTGTGAGCGAGGCTCAATTTGATCCGCAGTGGCCAGCGCCCAAGCACGAGATCCGCTGCGATGAATATCATGCCCACACTCGCATTGGAATCAAGTACACGGCTGAGGGCCGGTGCTGTACGTCTGACTGCCCCGGTTGTCGATGGGAGAGGACCCTTGAGATGATCGACATCACCTGTATCTGTACGCACACAGGGCGTGAGATCGAATACATGAATGTCGATTCCAATTGCTTCGTTCATGGGCGCTGGAATCCAGATACAGTCAAGCGATTGTCCAGGCGTCTCCAAATCCTGTACGAGTGGCACAGGGCTGGCTACTTCGGCAGCAAAGAGGCATCTGCGGATTGGTGGTTCAAAAAACTGGGGGTTTGAGATGGAGGAGCTTGCGATCATGAAGGGCCTGTGCTACCGGCTCGATACCTCTGATGCCTTCATCATCCGGGAGATGGGCACGTATGGGCCGTTGATCCTCGATACTGAGGATGTGGTCCTTGACGTTGGCGCCAACATCGGAGCATTTGCGGTCCTCCGGGCACCACACTGTCGGCAGGTCATCTGTATCGAGCCAGAATCTGACAACCTGAGGGTTCTGAGGGCCAACGTCAAGACCAAGGGAGGCCCAGGTGTCCATGGGGAGCGGAGAATTGTGGAGGGTGCGGTCGTTTCCAATAGCTGGACAGAGGATGAGGTGCCCCTGTATGTCAACAGGAAGCAAGGCAAGGCCATCCACTCGCTGGAGCCAACCAAGGGCCGTGTGATCCAGATGGTCCCAGCCCTCCGATTTGAGGACATGCTGGCCTTGGCTCCGGGAGCGACAGCCCTGAAGTGCGACATCGAGGGGTGGGAGCATTTCTTGCCGTGGAACGATCTCTTTGAGACGGAGATCCGCAAGCTGGCCATGGAGCTTCACCTCACCGGCCCAGGCCATCGAGAATTGGCCTATGCTACGGTCATCGCCATCGAGAGGGCTGGGTTCATATCAGTAGCAAAACCGCCAGATATGAGCGCACGAGTGACCACCCTGGGATTCTGGAAACGATGATCTATCTGACCAAGGGTGAGAGGCTCTGGATTTGGGGGCGTCGATGGGGCAAGAGCCGGGAGGACATGGCGTCAATTTACAGCGTCAGTGGAGCAACCATCTCGACTTGGTTCAAAGGGTTCGCCCACAATGACTCTGAGGTCCCAGAGGTAGCTCTCAAGGAGCCGATTCAGAAATGGGAAATGATGACGGTTGCTAGACGTAGGATGGGGCTGTCCATTCAAGCTCTCGCATCCGAGCAAGGAATCTCACACGTCACCCTCATTCGGAGGGAGAGAGGAGAAGGCAATTGGCGAGCCAGTTGGGACTGGTGGACAGGCAAGGTCCCGGCACCGATAGGAGGCAAAATATGACAAGCGTTGGAGAGGACTTTCCCAGGCAGGTCCAGAGGGTTTGGGAACTGCGCGAGCAGTACGTGGCGCTGCCTGAGGGAGTGGGCGCGTATGGCGCTCTGGAATTGAAGATGATGCTGGAACGGGCCACTGAGGCCCAAGCGTCTGGAGACATCGTGAGAATCCTCCGGAGCTACTCAGAATTGAGCGAGGCAGAATGATGAAACAAGAATTGGCGAATGTGGAGGAGACTGAAGCGTTCACAGGGGTGGAGGAATGGGTCGTGCTTGTGCTGTTGAGGCTTGGCCCGTTGAGTACTGTTGAGCTACGCAACATCGGTGGTTCGATCTTGCCGCGTGGGATGCCAGGACACTATGTCTTGGCCAAGCTGGAAGACATGGGATTGATCCAAGGTAGGCTTCCAAATCGGGACAGCCCGTTCAGGATCTACAGCATAGTGGAGAATGAAGATGACGATTGACCTGACTGAGGCCGTGAGCTTGGCCAACGAGTTGCTTGAGGACGTGGACAAGCTGAATGTGCGGATCGCTCATGCTTGCGACAACGGGATGTTCATCAATCTGGCGTTGACAGAGCGTGAGTCTGTGATTGGCCCAACCAAGGGCCGGTGCCCCAGAATCAATATGGGGGTTGCCATGGATCCGCGCACCATCTCCGGACCCAGGATTGGCAGCGCCTGATGGGATACTATTTGCTGTCCACGGGGCCACCCAAGGGCAAGGCTGAGGCGTTGAAGAAGGATCATGGTGCCCGCATGGTCTCAGAGAGCGAGGCTGCGTTGGAAGTTGAGACGATGGGCGTCATTTGCGTCGTCTACAACACAGCCTGGGATGCTGCTGGATTTGCGTACAACCTGAAGGAGTTTGCGAGGATGCTCCCAAGGTCTGACGACCAGCGGCCCAGGCGTTGGATGGTGATGGACCGGGAGACGGCTGAAAGGCTCTCTGGCTACAGCTGATCTAAGGCCCCAGGGTGGTTCGGGTAACCTCTCGGACCTCCTGGGGCCTCCACACGTGGGAGAGAGGAAATGAGCATGGTAGAAAGGATGGTAGTGGGGTTCGCTTTTACAGTGGACCGAACGTCTGTGATTTTGATCCGCAAGAACCGGCCTGAGTGGCAGAAAGGCAAACTGAATGGCGTGGGTGGCCATATCGAGCAGGGAGAGCATCCAAACAAGGCCATGGAGCGAGAGTTTGAGGAGGAGACCGGTGTCCACGTCAAGGCATCGAGATGGGAGAGGGTGGTGATGATGGAGGGCAATGATTGGCACGTGACGTTCTTCAAAGCGATTCTGACCAACCTGGATCGCCACCACATCCAGACCATGACAGATGAGGCGGTTGTGGAGGTCCAATGCGACATCCCAGGAGGGATGATCCAAAACCTGTCGTGGCTCCTGCCTTTGTGCCTCGATGAGACAGGCGTCCAAAGGCCCATTCAGGTGAGAGACTTGGGAGTCAAAAATGAAGGCCGATGAGGAGCGGGCAAGACGGATTGCGCAGGGTACTGATGAGCTGAAGAGGAGACAGTTGGAGGACCGGCTTGAGAAGGCTCTGGTGAGTGCGGATTGGAGGACCCTTGCTGGCGTGATTCTCGACCTGTATATGAGGCTGCTGAAGGTGGAGAGATTTGCTGCCGATATGATCGCTGAGCTTGAAGCCAAAAAATGAGTTCATTGGCGGCCCCTGGGATGGGGACGTCACCGATGCGAGCCAGCCAGAAATCAAGGTCAAGGGCAAGCATTACCCGCACCTGAAGACTTTCCAATTTGACGGCCCTGACGGGACCACCGAGCTTGGCATAATTGACCTCGACCGGCCTGAGAAACACATCGTTGGATCCTACCACTTCCGGCTCCACCGCCGGAGCCGTCCAATGAGATTCGCCTACATCTGGGTCCCACTCGTGGACTGATATCGGTATATACGACAACCCAGATTTTGTGATGAGAGTGATTCCTAGACCCAAGACAATATTGCCTGCCAATATCAGGCTATTCCTCTGCGTAGGTACACCGATATTGGTAGCCTATTGAATGACGTATTGACACTCCCAGTACCAATAGGGGATGTAAGTCATTACAGGGCAGGGAGCTACCCATAAAGTACCCCCACGACAGGCCATTTTGGAAAAAAACTTTTTTGTCAAATCGACACTCGTATAACAATATGCCAATAGGTGTGGCGAGTCCTCCCGGAGACCCTTGGTTGTTTAGCGTCAAATGGGGCATGGCTATATCTCTTGTCTGACCATACGAAACCATGTGAAACAGCACCACCACCCAAAAGCAGAAAAATGGCCACTGTCGAGACCGGATTGGAAGGACCTGATTTGGATGCCGATCTGCCCCCAGCGGGCACCTCCATTGGCGAGTGGAGCCCAGGCGGCAAGTCATTCTATGATGGGCTGAGCGACCAGCACAAGTTGGTGGTGGATTTTTACGTCATGGATCCAAGCTCATTCATGGGTGCTTGCTTGTCGGCTGGCTACTCCAAACGCGCCATTTCTGCCATCGCCCATGAGCTCCACCACCAGCCCTCGATGGCCGCTGCCATTGCTGAGAAAATGAATGAGCGCTCAGAGCGCACGATGATCACGCAAGACCGGATCCTGCATGAGCTTGCAATCATCGCTTTCAGTGACCTGCGCAACTACACCATCGACCCCAAAACCGGCTCCATCGAGCTACCTGAGGGCGTGCCTGACTTCGTCATGCGGGCTGTGTCCTCGATCAAGTTCATCGTCACCATCGATGAGGCCGGTCACGAGAGACGGACCCTTGAGTTCAAACTGTGGGATAAGATGGGTGCGCTCCGCATGATGGGACAGCACCTGGCCATGTTCACCGACAAGCTCGATGTGAGGGGTGAACTCGATGTCCGGCAGAAGTGGATTATTGGCGGCAAAGAGATCGTGTTTTAGACAGCATTCAAATGCAGCATTCAGGCACCCAAAAATCGGGCGTGAATCGGAGGGTGAAAATGCAGCATTCAAATGCAGCAATCAGTGCAGTACAAAGCACATTGGAACACTAGTATCTAAGCCGTTTTTGCAGCATCCAGGTGCAGCATTCAGACACATGTAAATCTGGGTGCATTATCACATGTAAAATGCACTGTCCAAATGCAGCATTCAGGCAGGTGAATTTGATGGGTGCATTCACACTGGATTTGGGTGCATTCGACACTGTGCGTGCACGTCAGCTGCATTGTTGGGTGCATTCACACTGATTTTGGGGGTGAATTCAAGTGTTGCAAATGCAGCATTTCAGTGCAGTCAAATCACAGGTGCATTCAATGGGTGCATTACACATGAAAACGACAGCATTCAAATGCAGCAAATGCACTGTCTCAAAGCACATGCAATCAATGGGTGCATTACACATGTACCATCGAGGATCTAAGCCGTTTTTGGGTGCATCCAGTGCAGCATTCAAATGCAGTTGAATTCACTGTCCCAAATGCATGTAATCCCATGGGTGCATTCACATGTGCTTCGACAGCATTCAAATGCAGTCAATATCATGTCAAATGCACTGTCCAAATGGAGGTGATTTCGATGGGTGCAATTACATTGTGGATTTTGGCCGGCATTTTCATCGGGTGGAACGTCCCCCAGCCCACGTATGCACGGCTCGTGCAATCCTGGGTGGTCCGGAAGGTCAAGGGCATCGGCAAATGAAGGGCTTCCTCATCGGTGTCCTCGTGACCGTGGCCCTCGTGGCCCTCGCCATATGGGGGCTGATGGTCCTCACCCAGCCGAGGATGTAGCGCATGGCCGTCTCGATACCCAAGGCAGGTGGGATCATCGCTACAAAGGGCACGTGGTCCCAGGACAAGAATGGCGCCTGGCTAGGCTGTCCCCATACATGTCAGATGTACACACATATTGAACTCGCCAACATTGCGGAGAGCGGAGACGTGACGCCATCATTTGATTGCCCCAACTGTGACTATGATGAACTGGTGACCTTGACTGGCTGGGTCGCACCATCATGAGCACATGTCGATTTGGGGCCAGCCACCAGCAAAAATCCACAATGGAAACACAGTGAAAATCCAGGCCGAAATGGGGCTGCAAATCTGGGCCCCCCAACGATTGAAAATCAACGTAAGCGCTGCGCCTGGATGGCACGAATTTTTTCAGCCCGACCAATCCCGGTTTGCCTTTGCCCTCCGAAAATTTTTCACCATGAGTTGGGCCCGTGTCTGAATTGGAACTGAGACGTTGTACCCACGAGGGCTGCGACTATCCAGATCATATCGAGAACTGCCCAGATTGCTTTGGCTGGGGGTTCGTGGACGGTCGCATAATCATCGCTGCTGAAGTCGAGTCTGCGCGCAGCATGAATTGGACTCGCTGCGATGTCTGTAAGGGATCGCCAGAATGAAAACGTCAGAGCACATCCGCAAGGCATACGAAGCCAAGATGCGGGAGCCTTCCTTCAAGGCCACGCCCAAGCAGGAGATTTTTGCTGAGGCCGTGTTCTCAGGTGAGTATCTGTACCTGGCTCTTGGCGGTGGGATCCGTGGGACCAAGACGTGGGGCACCCTGGCGATGGTATTCTTGCTCTGTCGCATTTTTCCTGGATCTCGATGGGCGATTGTCCGCAAGGACCTTCCCACATTGAGACGGAACACTCTCCCCTCCATCGCAAAGCTCCGGCTCACAGCGGCAGGGTTTGTCGGGGACATCAACCAATCGACTTGGAGCTATATGTGCAATAACGGTTCTGAGATCCTCTTGTTTCCGGAGTCCATCCAGACAGACCCTGACCTCGACCGTTGGAAGGGATTGGAGGTCAATGGCTTCGTGCTTGAGGAGGCCAACGAGATGGCCGAAGCCAGCGCCAACAAGGCCATCGAGCGGGCAGGATCTTGGATCATCCCAGCGACTCCGTTCAATCCCCATCCGAAGCAGCCTCCACCATTCGTATTCTTCACTTTCAACCCGTGTGCGAATTGGCCGCGCCAGTGGTTCTATGAGCCATCGGAGAATGGGACTTTGAAGCCGCCATTTTTCTATCTCCCATCCACCGCTGCCGACAATCCGTACATACCCGATGAGGTGCGAGAGGCTTGGAAGAATCTGCCCCCAGCAGAGTATGAACGGTTCATCGAGGGCTCATGGGAGTTCACGGATGACCCTGACCAGCTGTTCAAGGCCGAATGGATCCTGGCAGCCCGTGGTTTGGAGCAGGTCATGGGGCCGGCACGACTGGGAGTGGACCCCGCACGGTTTGGGGATGATGAGACCACGTTTTGTCGTACCTCCGGCAACAGCTGGATCTCGATGACCTCGCATCCCCAACTCAAACTCGACCGGTGCGCCGATATTGCGATGGCGATGGCCCAAGACCGGCTGGACCCGATCAATGGCGAGGATATACGCATCGACACCGTGGGGCTTGGCGGTGGTGTTGCGGATATAATGACGACCAGGGGCTGGGAAATCATGGAGGTGGTGGCGGGTGCCAAACCCTGGAAACGACGGGAGTCATTCTACAAGTTCAAGAACGTGCGGAGCCAGATGTGGTGGGAGGGGGCAGAGAAGTTCCGCCAAGGTCTCTGTCCATTGCCGGATGAGGTCCCAACAAGGCTGTTCGCGGATCTCACTGCAGCACATTATAAGATAAGCGCTGACCGCACTGTTGAGATCGAGCCCAAGGACGCAATGAAGAAGCGCATTGGCCGGAGCCCTGATTGGGCCGATGCTTATCTCATGGCCATCATGGACCCACCCGAATTGGGGCGTCCACAGAAGGTCCAATTCACCAACGTGAGGATGTAACAGATGCCGCATAATGAGCAGATCGGCACGCCTGAGGAATTGAGGTCCATCAGCGCCAACCAGCGCAAGAGTGTCACGAGCAACAAGCCCAATCTGCCCACGTATGTTCGACCGGAGTGGCTGCGATGGATGCCGGATCTCAATTTGCTCTTTCGACTCCTCGCTGGCACCCGAACGATGTGGCAACACGTCAGAGAATACATCCGCCAATGGGCCGATGAGGAAAACACGGTTTATTGGATCCGCGCACGCAGCGAACAGCTGTTTGAAGGGCTCGGACGCACCCTCTCAGCGGCCATAGGCATGCTATTCGCCAAACCCCCAGCCGTAGTGTTCCCAGACGGTTCTGCAGCCCGTGCAGAGATGGAGCCTCATTTGGAAAACATCGATGGCGCTGGGACAAACTTCAACGTGTTCGTGAAGAGGTTCACCGAGGCCAGTTTGCGAGATGGGGATGGCCTCATCCTCGTGGACTTCCCCACAGGGATCCTCGACCAGGAGACCGGCTTGCCCCGTGAAGTGTCCTCTGCTGAAGAGGAAGAATTGGGGCTGCGACCAACGTGGGCTCGATATGATAGGGCCAACATCCGGAACTGGCAGACCGGGAGGTTTGATAACCAAGACGTCATCACCCAAGTCAACCTGTATGAACCGCTGTTCGTCAAGGATGGCCGGTTTGGGGTCCGGTGGGAGCATCGGTGGAGGTTCCTCCACATGGCCCCAAAGCTGTCCAACCCCATTGACCCAGCGTCAACCCCAGTAGGGATCCAAGCGCAGTGGTCGCTGATCCGTCTCCTCCCGGACAAGAGTGGAGATGAGCCGGAGGACTTTCAAACGGTGGGCCAGGGCGTGTTCATGGACAAGGATGGCGGGACCTTTGACCGGCTCCCCATCTCCATCGCGTATACAGGCAAGAAGAATGCCCCCTTGGTCGCTGTCCCTCCCCTCTTGGGAGTGGCGTGGGCCAACCTGGGGCTCTGGCAAATCGCTACCAATGTCCGATTTTATCTGGACTTGGTATCGTTCCCTCAGCCCACGATTATTGGCGACCTCAACGAGGTCTCTGGGATTGACGAGAATGGGAACCGGATCACGGTCCCTGGCAAGCTCAAAATTGGCCCCATGGTCGCTGTCCATCTGTCTGCTGGCAATGCCGACTCGCCACCAAGCTCCTATACCTTCACCACGCCCACTTCGGATGGGTTCGTGCCCAACGAAAATGCGATGCGTAGGAAGCGTGAGGACATCGCGGCCCTGGGGATGTCCTTCCTCGACCGTGACAAGCGAGCAGCGGAGACCGCAGAGGCCAAGAGGCTCGATGCCACTGCCGAGAACGCCACCCTGGCGACCGCAGCCCAAGGGATAGATGATGCGGTGGATGGGGCCATGAAAATCCACGCTCAATATCTTGGCTTCTCCAAAGAGGAAGCTCCCAGCGTTACACTCAACAGGGACTTCGATCAGAACATCATGGACGCCCAGATGATGGGCGCTTGGATCGCTGGAGTCGAGAAGGCTGGCTTGCCGCCACGTATCCTGCTGGAAGCTTGGCAAGCCGGTGGCCAAATCCCGGATGGCGTGGACCTCGATGAGTTGGAGCAGGAGATGCTGGCTAACCAGGCCGCCAAGGAAGCAGCTGAGCAACTGGAGCGTGAGGAGCGGATGGCCCAATTGGCACTACCACCAGGAGAGAATGAAGATGGCTAAGCAAGGAATCAAACCGGTCAGCCCCAGCACCAGGCCAGGGTCCGCCAAGAAGGTTGGAAAAGTCGCAAGGCCTGTACCCCCACGAGGTCGTGGCAAGGGTGGCCGCAATCCACGGAGGAACCGATAATGGGAACTGTTCTTGAGGTGGTCCTGTCGAGTCCTCCGTTGGGTGTCCGGGAGGATCCTGACCTGGGCCTCGATAAGGTGGTGGATCCAACGGTGGTCCACTCGATGGTCATCCCGGTGGGCGCGAGCCTGGGGCCAGACACGACTCCTCCCGTGACGCAGGTTTGGAGCGACAGGATAGCTCTTGTTGCTGGGGTGTTCACACTCGACCTCCAAGCCTTGGTCGGATCCAACCTCCCAACCATCGACCTCACTGGTCTCAAGATCCAGATTTTTCAGTTCTCGTGCCCACAGGCGAACAGTGGCTTCATCAACGTCACTCCGGGAGCCGTCAATGGGTACGATCTCGTTGGGGCCTCCATGTTCGTCAGCCTCTTGCCCGGAGACTTCCAGCTGCTGGTTCTGAATGACTCCCAGGCAGACGTATCTGGCCCCAATAGCGAGATTGATTTTACCGGCTCCGGAGTTGACGAATTTGACATCCTCATAGCCGCAGGATAGCACCATGGTCGATGTGACAGAAGGCAAAGATGAGAATGGCGGGATCCCGATTCATATGGCCCAGAGCTTGGCCTACATGAGGACCGCCAAGGCAATGCAGGATGCGATGAAGCTCCTTGGGCGTCCTGCGGAGATCATGATTGGCCCGCAACTCAATGAGGGCGAGATGTACGTGGTCAATACCAGCTTGGAAACGGACATCTATGCCTCAGAGGATCCTGGCCGCATCCTCATCGTCCATAAGGGCATGCTTGAAGAGGCTGAGGTGATGAAGGCCGCATTGGATTCGGCACTCGATGAAGATGAGGGGCCGGAGGGATAGTGGCCAGCGCAGCAGCCCTCCGGCTCCAACGCAGGATTGCCAGATTTGCTCGGACCTTGGAACCTGAGTTGGCCCTCCGGATATTCCAAGCCTGGAATGCCATTCGGACAGTCCTCAGCAATGATGATATTATTGCCCTCCTCAAGCTTGGGGCTGGAGCGGAGAGAGTGGTGACGGAAGTGGCTGCGTTCAAGGACTTGGACCGATTGTTTGTCAGCACCGTTGGCCCAGCCCTGAATGGAGGCGCAATTCGGGCTGGTCGAGCATTCTCGATAGACCTCCCAACCAAGGCCGCACGCGAGGCCGCCAAGGGAGGGATTGACTTGTTGAATCCACGGGTCATCGATGGGCTCAGAAAGCTTGACGACAGGGTGTTCATGAAGATGGTGATTGGGACTCAGGAAACACTCCAGCAAGCGATTGGGAGAGGGCTGGCTGACGGGATGGGTCACCGCGCCATAGCTCGGGAGGCAAGAGCGGCGATTGGGTTGGCCCCAAACAATGAAAGAGCAGTTGCCAATTTTGAGAAAATGCTTCGTGAGGGCAACCCTGATGTGCTCCGGAGGAGTCTGCGAGATCGGAGGTTTGACGGCACCATCAAACGGGCCTTTGGGAAAGGTGGCAAGGGCTTGACGGAGAAACAGATTCAGAAGATGGTCGCTGCCAACCGGCGCAGGGCCATTGCGTCCAATACTGCACGCCACTCCAAGGATGCCTCGCTGGATGCCACTCGTATGGGGCAACGGATGAGTTTTGAGGATGCATTTTCCAAAGGTCTCGCCAAACGAGAGGAGACGTGGAAACGTAGGCATGACGTAGGGGATAGCTTCGTCAGGCCGGTCCATGCAGAGATTGACGGAGAGGAAGTGCAGTTTGATGAGCCATATGGAAATGGCGAGATCGTGGCCGGAGATTCCAGCATTGCCTGTCGTTGCTCGGATGAGTATTTCACCAAGCTCCTTTCCACCGGTATAGCAGGGGCCTAGACTTGACAGGATTCATAAGAACGCTCGCACGCACGTTCACATTATCGTCTGAGGAGTGATTCCAAATGGCGTGGCCAAAGTACAAGACCAAGGATGAGGTACCCAAGGAGTTTTTGGGCGAGTATCATGAAGTGGATGGAGAGTGGGTAGCCAAGCCTCCAAAGGCTCCGGAGGGAACCCCAACGCCTGAGGATTTGGAGAAGGTCAAAGGGGCACTCGAAAAGGAGCGTGAGGAGCGCAAAGCAGCCGACAAATTGGGCAAGGAAACAGCCGCCAAGTTGAAGGAGGCTGAGGAAGCTGCTGCCGGTAAGAAGTTGGGCATGACGGAGGAGCAAATTGAGGAGTTCAAGGTCTCGATGCGCGCTGACCTCACGGAGGAGTACAAGGGCAAGCTTGAGGAGTTGACGGGCAAGATTGAGAAGCTCTCCGGAGTGGACGCTGAGAACCGTGGCCTCAAGCTTGATACTGCCGTCAAGGCTCGCATGCTGGCCAAGGAGATTGGCGTCAGAGGAGACCGTGTGGACGATCTCTTCAACTTGGCGAGAGGGGAATTTGATCTCACCGAGGACGGCAAGCCCAAGCTCACCAAGCATCCGGGCAAGACCGTGGATGTGTTCCTTGGGGATGACCTCAAGAAGCGATATCCAGAATTTTACATTGGCACCAAAGCTACCGGTGGCGGTGGTGGAGGAGCTTTCAACGCAGACGGGTCTCCTGTGGTGGGGACTACGGCTGAGGATGTCTTGAAGAATCCCAAAGAGGCCATCGAGGCGGCACGCTCTCAAGAGACCGCCTGAAGTAGCTCCGGCGTGATGCCGGCGCAGGACAGCTAGGCAGCCAGCGAGAGGTTGCCCCGTGGCTTGGCGCCATGGTGAGTTCCGAAGTGAGTCAGGGGATCTGGCTCGACCATATAGAGGCACGGGCGTGACGCCCAAGGGTCTCCATGGTTTGAGGAAAGGTCACACGGATCCCCTGGCTCACTTTTTGTGTTCCGGGGACAAACAGAAACCCTGGACAGAGGAATTGAACCATGTCGCTGACCCTAGTGGAGGCCAGTAAGCTGATGGCCAACCAGGGTGAGACGCTCAGGGCTGGAGTCATCGCGATGTTTGCGAGATCCAGCGACATCCTGATGCGCCTTCCCTTCAAGAACATTGCCGGTAACGCATTTGCGTATAACCGGGAGGGCTCCCTGCCCTCAGTAGCTTTCCGTGGCGTGAACGAGAGCTACACACCGTCCACGGGCGTCATCAACCCGTTGACAGAAGCACTCCGAATTGCCGGTGGCGATTTGGACGTGGACACCTTCATCGTCTCCACTGGTGGGCCTGGCGTGCGCGCTACCCACGAGGAGTTGAAGGTCAAGGCACTCTCTGCCGAATTGACACGCGTCATCGTCAAGGGTGACAGCGAGTCGCAGCCACGGGAGTTTGATGGACTCCAGGCGCGCATCACCGGCACTCAGCTCATCGAAAATGGCGCAACGGATGGGGGTGATCCTCTCTCGTTGCTCAACCTCGATGAAGCCTTGGACCAGTGCATCGGTCCCAATCAGGTTCTCCTGATGAACAAGGCGATGCGTCGGCGCATCACTGTCGCCGGTCGCACAGAGGCCGTGAGTGGGCACGTGAACTACGTGCTCGATGAGTTTGGCCGTCAGGTCACTCAGTATAACGGCATCCCGATCATGACTGCCTACTCGGACAATGATGGAGTGGATCCCATTGCGTTCGATGAGCTTGGCTCCACGGGAGCTACGGCAACCGCATCGTCCATCTACATTCTGGCGTTGGGCGATGGGCTCGTGTCGGGAATCCAGAATGGGGTCATGTCGGTTCGTGACCTTGGAGAGCTTCAGACGGATCCTCTCTGGAGGACTCGCGTGGAGTGGTTCACTGGGCTCGTCATTGAGCATGGTCGCGCAGCTGTCCGGCTGCGGGGAATCACTGACGCTCCGGTTGTGGTCTGATCGGTGTCGCAGAGAACCATCACACGTAGGCTCCTTGCCTTCGATATTGAAGGTGGGGTGAGGGCACGTCGCAATCTTGCCATCGCCTACGGCCAACACGTCACCGTGACGGCTGATGATGATGTCGAGACCGGGCTGGAAACGGTCCAGCAGATTGTGGCGTCAGCGGATGATGACCCTGCGGTGGATGCCTTCTATATCACGGCGACAGCCGGAGACCAATCGGGCACGCCACCGCAGGGATCCGTGAAGATCAAGACTTGGAAATCCACGGGACCGGGGAACACAGAGTTGATCCCGGCCACAGCGTTCGGAGTCGAAGTGAATTGGATCGCCTTCGGCACGCTGACTTAGCGAGCGGCCCAATGGCTGCCGCATACCTCAAGCAGGGTGGGTCCCTGCCAAGGAGAGGATCATGACGAGGAACCGCAAGGACAGGACCTTTGATGCCGCAACCGAACTCAAGGATGCGGGCCTGATTGCTGCGTCGGCAGCTACCCAGGTCGGAGGCTCCGATGTAATCTTGGATCTGGAAGAGGGTGGTGGTCTTTTCGACACGCCCAGCGGCAGCGATGGGAGCCGGTTCGATGGCTCTATCATCATCGATGTCACGGAGATCGAAATTGCGACGGGTGATGAGGTGTTCGACATCCTCGCCCAGGTCTCCAGTTCGCCCACGTTTGCGAGTGATGTCAAGAACGTGGCTGGCCTCAACCTCGCTGCGACGGCTGTGGCGGATGGCGGAGCCGATGATGGCGAAGTTGGCCATTATGAACTCGGCTTCACCAACGAGCAGAATGGCGTGGCTCGCCGGTACATGCGGCTGTTCACGGTCGTGGCCGGAACCATCGCCACTGGTATCGACTACGTGGCCCATCTGGCCAAGAAGGCGTAGCGCAGAACGTAGTCAAGACATCCTGTGAGATCGCTCTCCCATCGGGGCACGCTCGGTGGGAGAGTCCTCCCGGAACCAAACGGAGATCACGATGCCGAAATCCACAGTAATTCCCAAGGACCTCCCCAAGCTCCCAAGGCTCCCAAGTGGCGCTTTGAAGATCAAGATTTGGAACAAGGAGACGGGTGAGGAATTTGAGCGCTGGCCGATTGATGCCAGAGCGATGTTGGGGAGCGGTCATTATACGACCACCAACCCAAACGACTCAAGCGTCACGACTGCTTCTGACGTTGGTCTCCCGGAGCCTGGAGATGAGGAGCCTGAAGCGGATCCTGCTCCCCAAGCGACAGCTGCCAAAGAGGCGTCTGGAAAAGAGCACAGCCCTGGGGTCCCGCTGAGGGCAACTCCGGCTGAGAAGCCAGCGGCCAAGAAGGGTAGTGGTGGCCGCAAATCCCAAGCGTCCAAAGAGGCTGGGGAGTAGACCATGGCAGTTTCGCCCATCGTTGCGACTCCTGGGGCCGCAGACGCCAACTCCTTCATCGATGAGGCGTTTGCCGATCAATACCTGGAGGACCGGCTCAATGCTGAGTCTTGGGCGGCAGCGGATCCGGATGACAAGAGTCGAGCCCTCATTGAGGCCACCCGTGATCTGACTCGGCTGGTGTACATCGGCCAAAGAACCGATGACGTCCAAGCTCTCTCATGGCCGCGGTTTGAAGCCATCGATCCAGACACGCCACTCTCGGATGATGGCTTTGGAAGCATCTCATTCTATCCTGATGATGAGATCCCTGACCGGATCCAGAATGCCACTGCGGAATATGCTTTTGAGTTTATCAAGTCCGGAGCCGTGGACGTGGCTGCGATTGATCCCAGCGCCGGCATCAAGAGGACCAAGGTGGACGTGTTGGAAACTGAGTTCTTTGCTCCTGGTGGTACGTCTGGTGGGGCTGAAGGTTTCAACCGCTATCCAAGGGTCATGTCAGAGATCACTCCTCTGCTGGATGAGTCATCTGCCGGCGGATCCCTTGAAGTGTTGAGGGCATAATGGCTGAAGTTGTCAAGATCGCAGACAAGGACATCAACCTTTCCCTCTTGACGGAGGAATTGGCTGCGACCATCGTGCCGGCTTATGGGCTCTTGCTGGCTGGCTTCACCTTCAGTCGCTCCAGTGGCTTTTATGAGCCAAATGGGAGGGCCACGATCATCTCCACTCGCTCGGATGGCCAGGGTGGAACGATCAACGACATCGCAGCAATCGGAGAGCTACGGTTTGAATTCCGGAGTGCTCTGACGGCAGCAGAGGACACCGCGCTGGATGGGGCGTTGACGGCTCATACCGCTACCACAAAAACCAATGAGCAGCAGAATGAAGCTCAGGACGATATAGATGCGGCGCAGCTTTTGGTTGACTATGGAAACTGGGATGGTATGACAGCCGTCCAGAGGGATGCCACGACCAAGATTATGCTGCGCCTCCAGACTCGCAAGCTCCTTGGACCGGTGGCTGATATCTAATGTCGATTGAGCGAGCCCTTGCGAGCGCCAGTTTCGCATTGGATGATCTGGTTTACACCCAGATTAATGGCATGACTTTGACTCCAGGGAAGGCTCCGGGAGGATACCTGGCATTCTTCTCGATGGACCAAACTTTTGCCGATCCCGTGAGTGGTGCGGCATTCCTCAGAACTCAGATCTTTGATAATGGGGTGGGGCTTGGTCATTCGATCAGGCGACTCGATGCTGATAACTCAATCGACGCTGCTCAGATTCCCACTATTGGAAGTGCCTTCGTGGACCCGGAAGATGGAGAGGTGGTTGAGGTTCGCTACCTTGTTGGATCTACTGGCGAGATGGTGGGCTTCAATCGGGAGCTAACCTTGTTCCCAGCCAAGGACATTCTCCAAGATACGGCAACCGGAGATGACACGATTGCTAGTGCCACCTTTGCCCAGCTTGGGAGTATGGTCCGGACTCCTCCGGCTGGGACCTATCTCTTGTTGTTCACGACATCCGCAGATGGGCCTGGGGATATTCCAATTGGCTTTAGAGTGGCGATTGACGGGACTCCCATCGCCCACACTCTCCGCCAGAAGGAAGATGAGGGATCAGCGCCCAACTCTGCGTATGGAATCATGATTGCGGCTTCCATCACCGTGGACGGAACTGAGGAAGTTGCGATTGAGTGGAACCGAGTGGGAAGTGGGACGGTGACCTGCCATGAGCGGAACATGATTTTTGTCCCGACCAAGGACACAAATATCTTCCAAGCCACGGGGACCGCTACTGATACTGACACCACGCTCGATGATGTTCTGATTGATGATATGACGATCTCCTCTCCACCTGGCCCTTTTGATTATCTGGCTCTGTTCTCGGCATATGATTCCTATGTGGCGACTCCAGCGGATGCCAAGACCAAGTATTCCATCATCGTGAATGGGTCTCTCCCGGCAAACCTTGATCGGACTCACGAGCATGAGGACTCGATTGACGATGCCTTCATGACAGTCTACTCGGGAGGACGCATCTCAGTAGTCAAGGAAGCTCCACCGCCACCTCCGATTGTCCCAATTGTTCCAGACGATAGTGGCCAGGGCTGCTCAGCTGCCGCCACGACTCATGACATCACCGGAGCTACCCATGGATTGACCGTTGGCTCTGGGAATGATCGCTACCTCTTGGTGGCTATTGCTCAGGGAGATACAGAGGCAGTCTTGACCTCAGTGACTTGGGATCAGGGCGGCAGTAACCAGGCGATGACTCGGGTTGGGGATGCGACGTTCTCACCAGACACAAGGATCGAGCTTTGGGAGTTGATCAATCCTGCGGCAGGGAATCTGGATCTCAGGGTTGTCTCCCCTTCCTCTGTTGGGATCGCTGCGGGCCTCTCCTCTTATGAAGAAGTTGACCAGACAACTCCATTCAGAAATTTGGTTACCAACACTGGCGCTGGGACTCCGGGCCCACCTCCCTCCATAGTTGTGAGTTCAGTTGTTGACGATCTGGTAGTGGACGCTGTTTCTTCAAAAGATGTTGCTGCCGGTCATACTCCGGGAGCCGGTCAGACGGAGAGATGGGACATTGCCTGTAACGGGAACAACGATGACTCTGTTGGATCAGACAAGGCTGGAGCCGCCAGCGTGACGATGAGTTGGAGTGCCTCGATCACTGAGCAGTGGGCCGTGATTGGGTTGTCTCTCATTCCTGCCGTGGGAGCCGGGAGTGGAGTTGATCCTGATGTCAAAGTATTTTGGCAGAGTAGCATTGCAGACATAAGAGCAATCCATGAACGCACGCTGGTCTTGCTTCGTGAACCGTTCTCGTCACTTCGACCATCTTGGCCTAACCGATACCCACACTTGAGGATGTAACGATGAGAGGAATCTATGCTGTCGCGTTCACTGGGTATTCGATCAACAATGCCGATGGTATCCAAGACCTGTTCGAGATTCAACCGGCTGCTGATAGGCCAATCGAGCTAGTTGGGTTCAAGTTCTCCCAGAGAACCGATTTTGGGGACTCTGAAGAGGAAGGCTTGCCGGTCAATGTCATTCGTGGGAATCTGGTCATTGGGTCCGGAGGATCTGCTGTGACTCCTCGCCCACTCGACCCACGAGATTCTGCGGCTGGCTTCACGGCAGTCCGAGGCAATACCACTCCGGCATCGACAGGGGTGGAGCATCTTCTGGATGCGGAGAGTTGGAACATTCGTCAGACGATTCTCAACATGCCGGTTCCAGAGGCTCGCGGCAAGGCTGACAACTTGGCTGCGAATAGGATCCTGGTTGTTCGTTTGCTGGTAGCACCAAATAGCGACATCGTCACAGAAGGCACTGCTTGGGTCAGAGAGCTTTAACCATCACCACCAAGGGGAGGACCGTACAATGAGGACAGTGGAGATTCAGCGCCGATTTGATATGACGGCGCAAGAAGTCGAGGCAGCGCGCAAGCGTTTCTCCGGCAAGTTTGGCGCGCAGCCTGGGCGCTGGCACAATCGCAACGGAGTCATGGTCCATGAGTATACCGATGAGATGATCTGGACTCCCAATCTGGTCGTCAACGAGGGCCTGAACCACGCCTTGGAAACGGTCATCAACGCTGGGACTCCGATCACGGTTTGGTTCCATACCGGATTCACGGACAACATCACTCCGCTGGCCACGCACACGGCAGCGGTTCCGGGTGTCACGGAGATCGACGCTGCTGACGTTGCCGAGGCCGTGCGGGAGACCTTCAACGCCAACGCTGCGTCGGGCCAGTCCATCGACAACGTGGCTGGGCCGGTCTCGCAGTACACAGCTGATCAGACGTTCACGATGTTCGGAATGGAACTGATCGGTGGTGGGACTTCAGCATTCGGCAACACTGCCGGAACCCTGTGGGCACAGAACCTGCTCGCACCGTCCAGACCAATGGTAGCGTTGGACACGCTCGACATGGTCTACACCTTCCCCGCAACGGCCACCTGATACGGGGACCAAGGAGGCAATCATGGCTGTACCGGAAACCAAACTTACCAAGAGGGCATATCCTGACAAGGAATCTGCCAAGCGTGGAGCCCTCACCAAGACGGTCCGCAATTTCAAGCTCTCCGTCAAGACTTGTGAGGATGCTCTCGCACAGCGCATCAAGGATGGAGAAAAGGAGATTGCATTCTTCAAAGCTGAGCAAGACAAAGCTGAGAAGATGTTGGTTGCTTTTGAGGCGGCAGTGACCGCAGCAGCCGAGAAGGAATAAGTCCAAATGTCAGGGGTGTTTCGTAGGCGCCATTTCTGGCCGCATTTTACGCGGAGGGCAATGCTCTTCACGGCGGCTGGCAGTGCGGCGTTCAGCTCATCAGAGGTTGCTGGAATTGCCTTTGGTTCCGTCCCTGATACAATCTCTGCGTTTGAAGCTTCTGAGTCGAGTGGGATTGGCTTCGGGTCTACTCCCCTTGCGATTGGTTCTTTCAATGCCTCGGAGTCATCTGGCATTGCCTTCGGCTCAGTTGAGTCTGTTGTCAAATCTTTACTCGCGTCTGAGACAGCAGGGATAGAATTTGGCTCTGTAGAGAATGTCACTGCGAGCCTCCAAGCTTCTGAGTCAGCAGGAATCGAGTTTGGATCTATCCCTGTTGTTGAAGGCGATTTCATTGCCACTGAATCCTCCGGGATTGGGTTTGGTAGCACGCCAGCCACTACTCTCGATGCCATTGCGTCGGAGACGGCTGGGATTGGGCTCGGGTCCACGCCAACCGCAACCCTTGACGCCCTGGCATCGGAGTCGAGCGGAATTGAATTTGGCTCCGTTGAATCTGTGGTCCTTGTCCGTCTGGCATCGGAGACGGCTGGGATTGAATTTGGGTCTCTTGAGTCTGCTATCTTGGCAGCCATCGCATCGGAGACGGCTGGGATTGAATTTGGGTCTGCCCCTGCCACCGAAGCAGACTTCATTGCCTCAGAGTCGGCTGGGATCGCATTTGGTTCCGTAGCTCTGGCGACACCCACTGCTCTGGCCTCAGAAACTGCCGGGATTGAGTTTGGGTCGGAGGAGTCTGCGGTTGCTGCTTTCCAGGCATCGGAATCCTCTGGGATAGCGTTTGGATCCGTAGCTCTGGCGACACCGCTGGTAGGTGCCTCAGAGATCGCTGGAATTGGGTTCGGATCCGAGGAGTCTGTCACCGCACAATTCCTTGCCTCAGAGACGGCTGGGATCGCATTTGGATCCACGGCTCTCGTTGAGGGTGACTTCCTTGCCTCAGAGACGGCTGGGATTGGGTTCGGCTCAGTCGAGTCTACCAACCTTGCCGCTGAGGCTTCTGAGTCCTCCGGTATCGAGCTTGGTTCCACCCCAGACACCACCGGGGCCTTCCAGTCATCGGAGACGGCTGGAGTCGAGTTTGGGTCTGAGGAATCTGCCACTCTGACGGCCATCGCCTCAGAGACCGCTGGGATAGGATTTGGGTCTGAGGAATCCACAATACTGGGTCAAGCCTCAGCGGAAGCAGGGATTGGGTTTGGGAGTACACCTCAGACCACCCTGATGGCCACGGCCTCAGAGACGGCTGGGATCGCATTCGGATCCAACCCACTTGCTGAGGGAGCTTTTGAGTCCTCAGAGATCGCTGGAATCGCATTCGGATCTGTAGCACTAGCCACCCAGTTCTTTGAGGCATCGGAGACCGCTGGGATAGGATTTGGCTCAGCCGAGAATGCCGCCCTCCAAGCCATCGCCTCAGAGTCGAGTGGGATAGCGTTTGGATCGACTCCCTTCACTGCCCTAGTTGGGACAGCATCAGAGTCCTCCGGGATAGCTCTTGGATCCGTAGCCCAAGCAACCCTCGATGCTCTTGCCTCAGAGACGGCTGGGATCGCATTCGGCTCGATAGCGACCATCAGCAACATCCTGGCCTCAGAGTCCTCCGGGATCGGATTTGGCAGCGTTGCAGGATCTGTTCTAACGGCTCTGGCCTCTGAAAGCGCAGGGATAGCCTTTGGCAGCGTTGAGACAGCGGAGGGAGTGTTTGCAGCATCTGCATCGTCTGGAATCGCATTCGGGTCTATAGCCCTGGCCGTGTTCACGCCGATCACGCCGGTCCTGGTTGGAAAATATCAGCCAGAGCACGCACGTGCGCTCATCGACCTAACCAACGCCGGCACATCGGTCATATTCACAAATGAGAATCCATCCTACACATTCAACCCAGGGATCTCTGGACTCAGCGCCACGACTGTAGACGGCAAGGCCATCGAGACATCCGGAAGGCCCTTCAGATATGAGGGCTCCACGCTGGTTGTCACGGAGGACCCAACCCTCATATTTGCACCGACTGCCTATGGGAATTTCCCAGACATCGGGGACCACGTTATTTGGAGGGGCCTGGACCACATCGTTGCCGACATCGAGCTACTGGCACCTGATGCCGTCACGATCCTCGCCTTCATCCGAATCTCACTCCAAGATTCTGGTGTACAATCCATACCTGGGACTGAGTTCCTCCCGGACCATGCGAGGGCTCTCACTCAAATCAAGGATGCTGGAAGGCCCGTGACATTCTTGGAAGACAATCGGGTGTACACGTTTGAGACTGGGCTGAGTACAATCTCCCAAACCGCCATCGAGGGCCATGCGATTCGCACCGGTGGAACCAAGAAGATGTATGAGCTACTTGGCCTGGTTGAAAGAGACGCCGTGACCCTGCTCTTTGCCGGGAATACCTTTGGTGAGTTTCCCAACACGGGGATGAGGGTTGATTGGGGGAGCATTGACTACACCGTTCGTTGGACTCAGCGCATAGCTCCAGACGGTGGAACGATCATCAGCCGTGTGGTGGTATCGAGATGACTTTTCAAACGGATATTGCGAGGTTTGTCGTCAAGACTTTTGTGAAACAAAAGCTCATATTCTTCACCGTGGCGAATGAGCTACAAACCAGCGTCAAGGAAGGGAGCAAAATTACCGGGAGCCCTGGCCAACCGGTGGCCATATTGAATGGAGGCGAACTGAAAAATTCATGGCAACTTGAGTTCTTGGATTTGTTCCTTGCAACGACCACCACTCCAATCATATATGCCAGAGGTATCGAGGAAGGAATGGACCCAAGGACTGGGAACCAATTGACGTTGAGATCGGAGGTGGGAGGATTCCATAGCGTGAAGCTGACTCGTGCGGGATACCAGAAGCTGGTCAACCAGGTTGCTAGAAAGGTGAGACAACTCTGATGCCATTCAGCAATTTTCAAATAGTGGAGACCTTCAGAGACCGATTGGTCACGCTCTTGGTCGTGCCGGCTCCCGTGGTTGATATCGAGGTTGTAGAGGGCTCCCCAGACGACACATATGTCAGGGCCTCAGGGTCATGGGTCGATGATGGATTTTATCCAGGGATGGAAGTCGATGCGTCAGGGTTCGCAGACTCGGCCAACAATGGCCTATCTGTAGTGAAGGTCGCCACCGATTTGGTGCTGACCGTGGATGAGAATTTGTCGAATGAAGCTTCAGCATCAGGAAGGTCGATCAGTGTGGGGTTGCCCTCCCGGATTGCTCCTGAGAATATTGAGTTCACCCCGGATGAAGGCAAGCCATACGTGGAGGAAGGTTTCGTCCCAGGCCCAACAACGCAAGAGACTGTGGGACCGGGAGGAGATATTGAGGCTGACCCATTGTATGTTGTGAGGCTGTTTGTCCCAGCAGATTATGGGCCTGAATCTTTGCACTTATATGGAGATGCCCTGGTGGCTCTATTTGCTTCCAGGACTGCTATGTCCCTAACCAATGGAGATGTGTTGCGAGTCCGTACAAACCCTGGACCATTCCGGGGCCAATTGCTTCAGTTGAAACCAGGGTGGGCCACCGTGCCGGTGTCGATCCCGCTCAGGATCCGCACTATCAACCCGTAACAACGGAGGACAGAGCAAATGCCGGAACAGACTGGACAAAACGTCCTGGTGGCTTACAAGGAGGAATCAGCCTTCAATGATCCGCCAGCACCTGTCACGGGAGGGAGACGGTTGCGGTTGAATCCAACGCCTGGTCTTCAACTCGCGGCACCAACGATTCTGCCTGGTGAGCTTAGGTCAGATCTGCTGACTCCAATTGCTCGGCTGGGGAGCCGGTCAGTTGGCGGAAACTATCTGTGTGATATGTCGGTTGGTAGCTTCGATGACATTTTCGAGGCTGTGCTGAGGAGCACATTTGTTGCCGAGGTATTGATCACAGAAGTGGCGATGACTTCGATCACCACGACCACTAGCACCATCGTGGCCGCTGGAGGATCTTGGATCACCGAGGGAGTGAGAGTTGGCGACATCGTGAGGCTCACCGGCCACTCGACTCCAGCCAACAACGACATCAACCTTTTGGTCTTGAGCTTGACGGCCTCGACCATCACCCTGGTGGGGACTCCGCTGGTTGTCGATGCGGCTCCGGATGCCACCTTCACTCTCACCATCCTCAAGAAGGTTACCAATGCGCCGGCACCGTTGCGCCGGAGCTTCCATCTTGAGGAATACTTTGCCGACATCGACCAGTCGCTGCTCTTTGGTGGCTGCCGTTGGGATGGCATGACCATCACGGGAAGCCCAGACGGAATGGCCACGATTGACCTGCCGGTTGTCGGGGCCTCCCAGACTCCTCTGGACACTGGCGCTTCTCCATTCTTTGACACCCCATCTCTGGACACCACGATTGGGTTGGTTTTCGTGGACGCCCAGATCTCCTTGGGCGGTGTGTTCCTGGTCACAGGGACAGCCTTCACCCTTGAGCTTGCTCTCGGGATGGCTGGACTTCCGGTGATCGGATCCACGGTCACCCCAGACGTTTTTGACGGGAGGTCCGTGATCAGCGGATCCATCTCCATCGTGAGATCGGATTTGTCAAGGGTCACTGCTTTCGATGCAGAGACTGAGTTTGAACTTCATGTCCTCTTGGAGGAGCCGACTGGGACTCCCAAGGGTGCGCTGAGCATCTTCATTCCCAAGCTCAAGTTCACGGCTGCTGACGCGCCATTGGGATCGGATGGAGCTATGATTGAGACCATCCCCTTCCAGGTTGGAGTTGAGCCAGGGACGACCACCAAGGACACCACGATGATCACGATCTGCACGGAGACTTGAATTGTGAATTGCCTCAGGGAGATTGCACGCGGATCCTTGGGGTGTAGTGCGAGGGCAAGACTACAACTTTGGTCTTGGGCCTGTGCGGTGCCGGAAGCTGAGGGATATGTTGCCTGACTCGGTGGATGGGCGTGTCACGTAAGTCGCAGGTTCAAGATCATCTTTCAAAGGAGCAGGACGATGACGGAAGGCAAAGAGGGAGTGGGTGGCTTTGATCTCGCAACCGCTGCGCCAGTCTCTGAATTGGAGGAGACGGGACAGTGGATCGAGATTGTTGGAACTGAGGGAGAAGTTTTGCTGTGGGACAACCATACCAAGCCGGTGAGAATCCAAGTCATCGGATCCTACAGCAAGACCTATCGGAAACTCATGCACACCCAGACGACCAAGGCTGTGAAGCGCAAGACTACTCAGATCACCGGGGAGCTACTGGCGCGTCAGCGGTTGGAAGTGGTGGCCGGATCGGTCCAGTCGTGGGAGGGCTTCTACAATGCCGGCAAAAAGTTGGATTGTACGAGGGACAATGTCAAGCTTGTTTTGGACAACTACCCGTACATCATGGAGCAGGTTGAAGCAGCCTTGGAGGATCACGAGGCTTTTTCACCGGCCAACTCCTCCAACTGATCGAGTGGGTCCGCCACAATGCGCGTCTGGATAGGAGTGAGGGAACTGATGGCATTTCAATTCGGGCGCACCTTGAGCAAGCGGCAAGCCGAGGGCATGTCTGGTCCATCGAGCAATTGGACGGGCCAGACATGCCTGAGGTCCTCGATTATCTCTTGGATATTTTTGAGGAGTTGGCCATGGCGAGAGGCATGGGCATGAGTGGTTGGAATCCCATTGGATATACTGAGATCATGTCTTGGTGTTATCTGACTGGAATCCAACTTGGACCTCACGAGGTGAGAGGCTTGATTGCGCTGGACGCTGCCTCCCGGTTCCCTGGTGAGATTGATGCTGAGGAGCAAGAAGCAAAGCCAGACATCTCTTGGCCGGAGCACAAATAGATGGGCGTAGATATTGCAACACTTGGCCTGATTCTTGATGGCCGTCAGATGCGGGCTGAATCGGCTCGCGTCAGTACGTCCTTGGCCACAGTTGGAAAGACAGGCGCTGGCGTCACCAAGACCATGCTTCGACTTGGGCTGTCCATCGGTGCGCTTGTGGCCTTCCGGACAGCCACGAAGTTGGCCGGAGACTTCACGACCGCCATGACTCGCTCCCTCGCCATCATGGGCGATGTTGATGACCTCATGCGCAACCGGCTCTCCAATGCGGCTCGTGAGGTTGGGATTGAATTGAACCTTGGCGCCACCCAAGCGGCTGAGGCATTTTTCTTCCTCGCCAGCGCGGGCCTCGATGCTGAGGCTGCGTTGGGGGCTCTGGTTCCGGTCGCTACATTCGCCAAGGCTGGTATGTTCGATATGGCGTTGGCCACTGACCTTGCTACAGACGCCCAAAGTGCTCTTGGTCTCAGGACTAATGACGTTGCTCAGGACATCGAGAATTTGACGAGGGTGACGGACGTGCTGGTGAAGGCCAACACCATCGCCAACGCAACTGTGGAACAGTTCGCAACGTCCATCACGACAGAGGCCGGAGCCGCACTGAAAATCTTCAATAAGGATATTGAGGAAGGCATTGGAGTTCTGGCCGTGTTCGCTGACCAGGGCGTCAAGGGTCAGGTGGCCGGTTCCGGCTTGGCCAGGATCCTCCGAATCATGACATCCGCTGCGGTCAATAATGCGGCTGCGTATGAGAAGATGAACATCGAGGTCTTTGATGCGGAGGGCAATGTAAGAAACTTTGCTGACATCGTTGAGGATCTGGAGAATGAGCTTGGAGGATTGTCAGATGCTCAACGTGTAGCTTCTCTACAGACTCTTGGCTTCAAGGCTCGCATCCAAGGCGTGATCAATCCACTCATTGGAGCCAGCGAACAGATCCGTGGTTATGAGGCTGCTGCCAGGAGTGCCGGAGGGATCACCCAAGAGGTAGCAGACAAGCAACTCGCAGCACCGATGGAACGTGCCGGAATTGCGATGAAGACATTCGCTGATGCGGGGATCTCGGCTGGTATGACTATCCTCCGGGTCATGGTGCCGGCTCTGGAGGCTCTCGCAGAGAATGTGGGCCTTGTAGTCGATGTCCTGCTGACCCTGGCGGTAGCTCTCGTGGCCCTCAAGCTTGGGGCCTTGATCCCCTCCCTCTTTGCTGCCGGCGCTGCGGCTCTGGCCTTTGGCGCCAATCTCATATTTGTAGCGACTACTGCCGCCACCGCCTCAGCCGCACTCCTCAACGTCGCAATCCTCCTGGGACCTGCCGCCCTGTTGATCGTAGGTGTGGCTGCGGTTGCTGCTGGTTTCTTCCTTTGGAGGAGAAGTGTGAGGGCGACCAGAGAGGAGATGGAGAGGCAAGAATCAGTCATAAATGCAGACACAGATCGCATCAAGACCTTGACCGATGTCAACTTGGAGCTAGCCCAAGCCCAAGCCATCCGTCTCCTCACCCAGGCACGGTTGGCTAGGTCTGCTGGAACGATCTCTGAAGAGGAGGAAGTCAGGGCCACTCGATTCTTGAATATCTTGACCAAGACCACCAGGGAGATCAAGTCAAGGGCAGACGCTGAAGCTGAGGCCGCTGCCAGGCGTGCCACTGCTGAGGCCGCATTGGGAGTTGAAGGTGCTCTTGCCTTCGTTGGATCTGCTGAGGAAGCAGCCGAGAGAGAGTTGGAAAGGATCACGGCTCTCAACGCTGCCTTTGGTCAGTCGGCAACGGCTCTCGATAAGATCAATTTGGAGTTTGATCGCCAAGAGAAGTTGCTTGATATTGCCACCGATGCCGAGCTTGAGAATTTGGCGGCACTAACCAGGGTGACCCAGGCCATATTCGATCAGAAGTTGATACAGATTGAACTCAACGAGGCCAGAGAACAGGGGCAGTTGGAGTCCAGTCGAGAGAGGGAGTTGGCTTCAATTATCGCACGCAATAATGCCATCGGTCAGAGTGCTGAAGAGCAAGCCAAGTTGAATGTGGAGCTTGCGAGAGCCGACCAATTGGCGAAGGATGCTGAGACGCTCTCCGGCCAAGCTCTTGCGGATGCAGAAGCTCACACGAATGCATTGGCCGATGAACGCCTGAGGACCATCGAGCTAACCCAAGCCGAGGCTGATCGGGAAATCATCGCACAGGCTGGGAACCAAGTCGAGCGTCAGCGACAGATCAACGAGGCCACTTTGGCCGGAGGAGATGCCCTGGAGAGGCTCAACGTGGAGCTTGCGAGGAAGGCTGCTCTGGACGCAAATGGCAAGCGTGCCTCGGGACAGACTCTCATTGATCTGAACAACGCCACCAACGCCCTGTTTGATCTCCGGGCAGCATTGGTCGGAGCCAACGATGAATTTGATAAGGGCAAGGATCTCCCGGAGCTATACGCTGAGGCCCTGAGGCAGATTCAAAATGCGTTCGCTGGGGGCTTTGATAGCGTCTTTGAGAATGGCCTTGCAGGATTTGAAGATATGGCCAGAGGCATCCTCGATATTTTCCAGGGCTTGGCGGCAGATATTGCTGCTGCGTTTGCTGCCGATAAATTGGGCATCGATGATATTGTCAAGACCTTGTCAGAGGGAGGAGAACTGTCGGGAGCCCAGCAACTAATTGGGGGAGCAGCCTTTGGGGTAGGGATCGGATCAGCCGTTGGCGGTGGGGGACTCGGGAGCCAGATTGGCGGAGGGATCGGTGGGGCTGCAGGGTTCGCGGTTGGAGGCCCGATTGGTGGAGCTATTGGGGGAGCTATCGGTGGCGCCATCGGTGGATTGTTCGGTGGCGATGAAGATAAGGAAGCCCAAAAGGAATTCAGTCAGACGGTTGAAAAATTCATCAACTCGATGAGGTCAGCATCCGCTGGGTTCCAGGATCCCGCCATCGCCGTACAGCAGCAGTTGCTGAGCTTGGTCGAGGGCTTTGAAGATGCCTTCGACAAGACCGTCATAATCACCGAGCAACAGAGGGAATTGATAGCTCAGAGTCCATTCCTCAGATCCCAGGGGTTCCTTGAAGGGAACACGTTGCTCAACGCCAATACAAATCTGGAGGACTTCACCCAAGGAGTCCGGGATGCCCGTGACCGATTCAAGGATGGATCGAAAGAATGGAATGCACTGAACGAGGTTCTTGAAGCTTCCACCCTGGCCGTGGCGGAGTTCCGGAGACAACAGCGCGAGTTGACCAAGGACTTCGTGGCCGACTTGACGGCACGTGAGGCTGCTCTCTCGGGAGATGAGGCAGGGGCCATTTCCGCCACGCTTGTCAGAGCGCAAGAGAAGGAGCTTGCCGGGGCAAGAGCGCTGGTGGAGCAAGGGACGATCACAGAGGATCAATTCCAGAGATTGGCCAGGGTCTTGGATCAAGAATTGGCCGAAGCTATAATGAGCGTGGACGGCTCAGTGGACCAGCTTCTCGGGACTTTATTGGACTTCCAAAATGAGCTTACATTCGGAGCCAATACGGCTGTGGCTCCGACTCAGCAACTCGATATAGCACGGCAACAATTTGAGGATGCCCGGAGAGCAGCCCTGGCCGGAGACGCCCAAGCCCAAGCCTCTCTCCCGGAGTTGGGCAAACAGCTGCTGGCAGTCTCCCGCCAAGTCAACGCTTCTGGGGCTGGCTTCCAGCAAGACTTTGCTCGCGTCTCCTCAACGGTCGATGAGGTCATTGCGCAGTTTGGAGAACAGTCGAGCATTGAGGAGAGAGGAGTCAAGGCCCAGGAGTCGAGCCTCCAGAAAATCACAGAGGCTCTTGCTGAGAGTCAAGAGACCAATCGACTCCTCAGGGAAGGGTTCCAGCTTGAGGGCGACAACCAGGTCCAACAGAGAGCGGCCACGGAGGATCTGACCGATGAGGTTGCCCGTGGCGGGGAGGTGCTTGTCTGATGGGATTGGTCCAACCTCACACCTATGACGTTTGGCACTTCGATGCGTCCTCCGGATTCCATGACCATACAAATGATGAGCTTGCGATTGCCCTTAGCAACCGGACTCCGGATGAAGCAAATGATCAAGGTCACGTTGACGCGGTAGAGATCGACCTTGGCTTTGGATACGATGGCCCAATCGACACCCAGAATTTTGAGTTGATTGTTGGGCCAATTTATCAGATCAACGCTAAGCAGTTCACCATTGTCGCAACTGGAGGCACCATTGGTCCATTCAAGATTTTAGTCCTCCAAAATCGGGATTTGATATTTGGGCTTCAGGAGAGGCTACTTTGCTATTGGCCTTTGGGTGAAGAAATTTCCATTCTCGATGGCGGATCCTTTGGGTGGCTTTGGCAAGGGTTCCCTGACCAACCTCCGTCTCCATTTGATCCCGCCATGTTGAGTATATTCTGAATGGCCATCTCCCGGAGATTTGCGATTTGGACTACGGACTCGATGCGTGATGGAGTTCACAATCACAGTGATCATGACTTCCATGTTTATCTCACCAACGACACGATCAGTTCTGGCGACAGAGCAACTAAGCAACTCAAATCTGAGATCCCTGAAATTGCTCTCGGGAATGGATACGCTGGGTCCGTTGATATCCTGAATACCTTCACCAATGTCGGCAAAAATTACACGTTCTTTGGTAGGTCATTTTCGATTGTTGCTGCGGGAGGTGACATCGGTCCATTCCGCCATGTGGTCTTGTTCAATTTCGAGACAGCCGTGAAGGTGGATCCATTGCTCTTCAATTATGATCACGGAAGCAACTTTACAATCTTGGATGGAACCACCCATGAGATCCTATGTGGTGGGGCTCCTGTGGGGCAGGATGGGCAAATCCTTCAAATATTCAGTCTGATATGATTATTCAACCAGGACAACAATCGACGGTCCCAAATGCCCCAAGGCCATGCTGCCGGCTGAAGGTGAATCTTCAACGCATGCCCACGGGGCAGCGCGAGTTCCTTGTCTACATTTGTCGGGTTTGCGAAGGGGTTCACACCAAGGTCATTTTGGAGACTTGTAAGATGGGCGGTGCTTTCGGATGAGTGCTGAATATCAACAAGAGGATACGGCTTCAGTCTCTGGCCAAATCGTTGCTTGTGATACCTCCGGGGAAAGCAACTCTGGCTTCGCCCAAGACTACCTTTGCGTTGATGGCGGGACTCCTGGCGTTGGCGTAGATATCATGGGGAATAGCAGCGGTCTCTTTGATCAACGATGCTGCTACTTTGAATTTGAGCCAGCAGTCGGTACATTTTGGGCTGCGGGCTTGATAACAGTTCGCATAAGAGCCACCGGAAACTTCCTTGGATTGACATGGGAAACTGTTAGAATTTGTCGATTGAATTCAGGAGGCGTGAGTCAAGGACAGATGGGCATCAGCGATGGAAATATTGTCGCTATGGCCCCAGCCGGAGTCAAGGCAATAGTGTGCGGAGTAACAGCGCAGCCAAACAATCCAGGGGATCGAGTCTTCATCATCTGTAGCTTCTCCTCAGGGGGCCTCACATCTGACCAAATCAACATGACTCCTGACCAATTGATCAGCACCCCATTCCTTACTGCGAGCCAGACCGTTTTGAATCAGGGTGATGGCCGTATAGTGCTGGGCGCTTTGAGTGGGGCTGGCGAGTTGGAGCCAAGAGAGCGGCCATTGAGGCCTGAAGGATTCAATGACCTTGACATCGTGATTCCCTAATGGCTAGGCTCACTGAAGGTCAGGTCATTTGGCTAGTTGTCATAGAGGCCACGGATCTGATAACGGGTGTGGACAAGACCTTGCGATTTTCCAATGTAGCTTTGGTCTCAAGTCCAGAGGATTCTCCTGACAGCGAGTTCTTTGATCCAAGGGTTGTCACGCCCTGCCGGATCCGGAGGAGCATGTTTGCTCCAGGCAAGACTTTTGGGCAGAGCCAAGTGGGATTTGGCAAACTGGTTCTGGCCAACGATGATGGGAATTTGGACTTCCTCTCGGACTACGGGTTTGATGGTCGTGCCATAATCCAGTATCGAGGAGAGACTGGGGCCGGAGGAAAGTTTGAAAAGAAGCTCCGTGCCGTTATGGATCAGGTTGTGTTGTCTCGCACGAAGTTCACCATCAATATCAAGGACCGGCAGACGGAAGTGGACACGACCTTCCAAGAGACCAAGTACACCGGGATGAACATGCTTCCGGATGGCCTGGAGGGGGTGTCTGATCTTCAAGGAAAGCCCAAGCCAGTTCTCTATGGTCGTGTCAAGAATGTTTCCCCTCCCATCGTCAATACCTCCAAGCTGATCTACCAAGTCAACGATGGGGAATTTGAGAGCTTGGATGAGGTATATGATGCCGGGATTGCATTGTCCCAGTCTCCTCGACTCTGGACCCAAGAGACCTCCGGAGTTGCCACCACGATTGGCCAAGGAACCTTTGGCGGGTCAGGCTTGCTTGGGCCTCTTGGCGGAGGAAGGTATGTCGTGGTGGGGGAGGCTGGGGTGATTCTGACCTCCGATGATGGCGGGTCTACTTGGACTCCCAGGACCAGCGGATTTGGAGGTGGCGATGACATAAAGAACGTTGCCTGGAGCGAGGATCTTGAATTGTTCGTAGCAGTCGGGCAAAGCAATACCATCTCGACCTCTCCGGATGGGATCACTTGGACCCTCAGGACAAGCCAGTTTGTTGGCGGCTCAGAGATTTTTGGAATCGTGTTTGGCCAGAGTGTCTTTGTCGCTGTAGGATCTGCAAATCAGGTTCAGACTTCTGGTGATGGAATCAACTGGACCCTCAGGACTGCATCTGGCCCAATCTTCAATCTGTTTGAGGTAGCGTTTGGGAGAAACATCTTTGTCGCCATTCGAGGAATAGCAAGTGGACCAGATGCCGAATTCAAGATTCTCACTTCTGGAAATGGGGGGCTCTCCTGGGTTGAAGCAGAATCCGCATTGCCACCTGCCATTCAGTTGATCTCTTTGGGATTCGGCAATGGCCAATTTGTCGCTGCCGGGAGAGACTTTGGAGCAGGCGTTGACCCGACAATCATCACCACTTCTCCGGATGGGCGCGTTTGGACGCCCCAGCTATCCATAGCCACTGAATCCTTTGGCCTTGACTACTCTGATTCGATGGGCAAATGGATCATGGCGGCAGGGAACATTCCAGGTACTGAGAATGGCGTCTTGTCATCTCCGGATGCCACGGAAGGATCGTGGGAGATTCACGATGCCGGCTTTGGGTCGAGTCGAGTTGAAGGGGTGGTGATTCCCGTGGGGACTTCCCTGCCGATTCTCACCTGTGGCTTTGACGGAAAGATCGCCAGCACCGTTGGAGCGGATGATCTTCCATACTTAACAGAAGCTGCGATGCTGCTCGACTCAAACATCCCGGCTCCCGGTACATATCGTCACTTCTTGGAGGGCGGATATTTCAGGCTTGGCTCTCCTCCCTTTGGACAGATAACGTGCGACGCTACAGAGGGAGCTACCTTGGCTGATAGGACGGCTGCGACTTTGTATCAATCCGTCATAATCCGAGGAGGCAATCTGGATGAGAACGCCATCGACCAAGGGGACCTAATTGCGTTGGATTCTTCAGTCCCTGATGTGCTTGGATTCTGGTCGGGCTCCTCAGAATTGATGAAGTCTACAATCCTGAGTGTCATAGCAGAGAGCGTTGGCGGTTGGTGGGGCATTGATGCGTTGGGCAAGTTCCGGATCAAACAGATATTGAATCCAGATATCATCCCCATCATCCAATCGTTTACTGACAACGACATGGTTGGTCGTTCAGGGTTCCTCCAAAGGATCCCCACCAATGATGAAGGGAGAGGAATACCACCATGGAGATTCAAGGTTCGGTATTGCCGCAACTACACACTCCAGACCGGAGGTGAGCTTGCGGGAGCGGTGACGGATGTTCGCAGGGCAGACCTCTCCGTGACACATTTTGAAGCCATCGTCAATAACACAAATCTTCAAATTGATCACCTCCTGACTCGGCAGCAGATTTTCACCACGCTTCTCCAAGAGTTGGGAGATGCTGATGCAGCCGCACTGAGGTTCCAAGCTCTGAGAGGAGTGAAGCGAGACATGTATACATTCAGCGTGGCCTATCGTGATGCATCTGACCAGCTAGACTTAGGTGCCGGCGTGAAGGTGACGCACCCTCGCTTCATGCTTTCAGAGGGCAAGAATTTCATCGTGACCGGATTCGATCCTGACCCAAAAAAGGATCTCATCAAACTGACTGTGTGGGGTTGACCGATGTCCAATATGCTCTTTGCTTTTCCCAATCTTGCGGACGATGCGATACTCAGCAATGGTCGCTACCTCGCAACCCTTCCCCAGAGCAATGTCCAAGATGATCGGCTCGACAAAGTAGCTCGCTCAATCACCACGGCTCTCGCAGATACAATCAATGATTTTGATCTCGGGACCTCACGGGTGATCAGGATTGTCTCAGTCCTCTCTCACAACCTCTCGATAAACGCCACCATCCGGATCCGGGGAGGAGAGGACCCAACATTCGCGGTGTTCAATTATGACTCCGGATTCTTGGATGCCTACCCTGAGATATATCCCTCTGGGGTCCTGGCTTGGGGTGATGCCGGTTTGTGGGATGGGAAGGCTGGCCAGGGAGAGCTTGATGGGGGCTACCCAATCGAGTTCCACCACCTTGTGAGCCCAATCAACAAGGGCCAATATTGGAGGGTTGAGATCAGCGATGTATCCAACCCTCTTGGCACTGTCGATGTCGGGAAAATAGTCATCAGTCCTGGGTACCAGCCGACCATCAATATGATCCAGGGACTCTCGATTGGATATGAGACTTCCTCGACCAGCACGGAGACGGATGGCCAGACCAGCTTCCACAACGCAAGAGTCCGCAAACGCAAGGTTGACTTCCGGTTCAATGACATCCCTGGAGATGAGGGATTTGTTAAGCAATTCGACATCCCCAGAGATCGCGGAACCAGCGAGCCCTTCCTGTTCATCTATGACCCTGATGATACGTTCCATCTCCATCGTCGCAGTGTCTGGGGAACCTTGAGACGCCTCAGCCCTCTTGGGGTTCCATTCGCCACACGAACCACGTCTGCCTACACATTTGTAGAGGAGTTGTAAAATGTCGGTCATCCTGAATGGCAACACGTATGAGCTTGCCGATTTTGTCGGGCCTGATGGGAGGGGATACACCAACATCAATCCCGACACGGGGCTCCCATTTTTCCCAGACTCGATTTTCCAAGACATGTTGGAGGAGATTGATCAATCCCTCAACTCATACGACATCACCGCATTCTTCTATCGGGACCTTGATGGGACTTCTGTCGCAGGAGTCATGTTTGGGGCGATGATCGTTCGCAATGTGACCTTCGCTGATGATTTTGCGGGATCCTTTTCTGAGGCTCAGGTGGGAGCCCTCAACGACAGGATCTTCAACATCCAGAAGAATGATATCACAGTTGGGACTTTGACGTATCCTAATGGCGGCCAGACAAACGGAGTCTTGGCGACCGGCGGTGGCTCCGTACAATTCCTGGTGGGCGACAAATTGACCATCGTGTCTCCGGGTGGAGATACCAACTTGAATGAAATCTCGCTCACGCTCAAAGGCGGTGTATAGTCTCTTGGGATACCAACCTTCATTCACATCACGGTCTCTCGCGCCAGTCGCAAATCTGACGAATGAGTATGCCGTCAACATCAGGATTGAGCCGTTGAGCTACATCCTCCCGGACAACTTTGATCCGCAGGGCTGGGTGATGAACTTCTGGTTCGTTCCAGATTGGGACAACACCGATGGGATCCGTCACATCATAGCACAACTCCGTCTTGATGCTGACAACAATGTGACTATCGAGAAGGATGCTGCCGGTGATCTGATCATGACCTATGTGGCGCAATCGCAGATCACAGTCATGACAAGGACAGTTGCTTTCACCTCAGGGACTCCGGTGTTTGTTGGAGTAGCGATTGATGGAATTGGGGCACCCTCAAACACACGTCGCTATACCTACATTGCGGCTGATCAAAATGGGGATGGATCAATCGAGTATGACTTCAAGGGTCAGTTTGGATTCCCCCCAGACATTGACCCTCTTTTGGACGGGACCTACACCCTCCATGTGGGATCAGATTTTGAGTTCACTCATCCCCTGGATGGGGCGGTCTCCCTCCAGATTATAAACACGCAAGACAACACCGCCATCTTTGAAAGATTCAATGGAGGGGCTGGTCTGGCGTTGGAGGGAAATGATAGCTGGATAGCTCGCTGGTGTGAGTTCTTGGTGATCTCTGTCTCCGCTGAAGCCAACGGCAATGTGAGGGCTGATACTCGGGAGGGAGCCACTGACCTAATGAACGTGGCAGATCCAGGGACCGGCAAGTTGGTCTTCAATCAGATTGATGAGGATTATGTCGAGTTCGGGAACACCACTATTTTTGATGGCTTGGCGGCAGGAACATTCTTCTTTGACTTTGAGAATAAGAACACATCCCAGGGCAAGATTCTGGCGGGCCGGTTCCGTCTTGCCGGCAACAATAATCGGCAATGGCTGGCATCGTTCTTTGGTCTGGGAGAGTTGGATTTTCAAATCAACATTGACCCATCTCCCGGAGGAGAGAACGGCAACGCCCACTACCAGCAGCGAGTGGCTCAGTTGGGCCAGAGGATATGTTGGATTGTTCGGTACGATGGATCCCAGCCGGATGACTTTGGGCCCACCGGAAAGATTCGGTATTGGTGGGCCTTGTATTCTTCCACGGGAGCCATTGGCGTACCATTCCCGGCACCTCTCAATCCTGAGCGGATCTGGACACCTCTGGAGGAGACCCCAATAGCAGATATGTCCAACACCGGGACAGGGCCAATCCCATCTACGTTCAAATCTGCAATCGGCTCGACAAACTACCGTTGGTCATCCTTCGATGATCAGCAGGTCAGCGAGATGACTGGGGACCTCCACGACTTCCGATTCAACCTTGGAAGGGCTCTCGACCCATCTGAGATTGAAGCAATCAATCCCTCAGAGTTTATCAGAAGCCAATGGACCCATCGATGGGGCATGGTTCTGAATGCTGCTGGGGAGGTTCCGGATGATTATGGATCGGGCATTGATGGGTCTATGGAGACCGTTGGAGGGGATGGTCCGGATGAGGCCAGCGATGACAGAAGTTTCCGCCACGGCCAATTCCCAAAAGACATTGAGGAGGGGGTCTTTGCTTTCGATGGGATAGATGACCTGATCCTCTCAGCGGATCCTGGGGACGATGCAGAAATTGAATTGAATCGTCTCTCACTACCTGGCGACAGCAGTGTCTCTGGAGGCAATCGAGCGGAGACGCCCGACAATGTTGCCATGGATGTTTTGGTTGGTGATCTTGACCTCAGGGTGGACATTCGCAGGGATAGCTTCACGGATGGCCCGACTCAGTTCAGCCAACAGACAATACTGACAAAAACCAATGGATTCCCCGACAGGGTTTTTGACTGGGCCTTCTCCAGCTTTGGGACTTTTGTTGTTACCGTATATCGAGATGACGGACAAGGATTTGGCTTTGCGATTGCTGAGTTCATGCCTTACTGGTTGGATGGGAGGCGTCTCTGGATTCGATGCACAGTTCAGCTGGATGATGGCTCTGGTAATCGAGTCGCCATCTTCTACTACTCAGAGACCTGGGATGGGGTGTCGGCAGATGATGGAGAGACCTGGATTGAAGTAGGCCGCGACACCGATGCTGGAGTTATCTCGCCAGCCCTCAATACTGGGTCTGATATGGAGCTTGGCTCTTCCAGCTTCAACGCATTCTCTCGGCTCCGTGCTGATGTCTTCCGGGCCCAAGTCAGAGACGGGATTGATGGAACGATTGTTTGGGATCCGGACTTTGAAGCAGAGGCTCCCGGAACCACCAGCTTCACGGAGGATGCGAATGCGTTGACCGTTGACATAATCCAGAACATCCCAGGGACCAATACCTTTGCTGAGATCACGAATGGACTCCAGCGGGCATCCTGGGGATGGTGGGGACGGATTGGCAGTATTGCTGCTGGACCATTGGATACCATCTTTGGGAGATACGATGCCGCTGATAACCAATTCCGGATTGTCCGAAATGGACCTGACATTCGGGTTGAGATTTCCAGTGGCGGAAATGATCAATCCAACTATGTTGATTTCACTCTGGGGATGGAGGCCGGACAGAAGTGGAAGTTCATCGTAGTCTATGTTGGGTCTGGACCTTATGCCTATCCCCAAGATGATCCACCAAAGGGAATCCGGGTGACCTTGTATGCCTACCTCTTTGATGAGGCCACCGGCCAATACGGATCCCGCCAGACTCCTCTTGGAGTAGTCACAGGGCTCCTCCCGCAAAGCTTGGTGCCATCGGCTCTGGGATATGTCTGGGGCAACTCATCCTTCCTGGGAGAGGTTGATGAGACTCGGATATGGAATGATGTAGAGCTTGATGCCATTCAAGCAGATGCTGAAACAGTCTACCAAAGCGCGTGAGATAAAATGCCGATCACCCCAAACAACCGTTGGAATTTTAGAGCATCGGAGGAAGTGGATGAAGCCGATGCTCCCATCGTGATTATTCCGCCACCACCCCCACCACCCCCACCCACTCTTGTCTCAGGAGATCTGATTGATTTGGGGGGCGGAGAGTTTGCTGGCGCAACCAATTTCTCAGAGTTCTCAGTGGCCGGAGGCATCCCCTCCGGTATCACGCAATTTGGCATTAGCTCCACGTCTCCGGTAACACACGCAATCGCCAATGACGGAGTTGAGGGCAACTACTTCTCAATGGACGGCCACTCCACCGCAGCGGAGGGGTTTGGATATGGCTATGATGCCTTCGACAATGTCTTTGAGTTTGGTGAAATTCTCGTCAGGATCCGCACAGCCTTTGATGATTCGAACAATGGCCGTAGGAGCATTGGAGGGGCCGCCAGAATCTCAGGGCTGATTGGCCGTCCTGAGATAGGTCCGGACTTTGATTGCCTCAATCAGGGACTGAGCCTAGCCAGCCCAACCTTCCTTGACACCGGACTCTACCAAGATGCAGGCAGCGGATCCTTGCCGTCGAGTGGCGCCGTCCAAGAGATTTTCCAGACAGGACAATGGATCTGGATGCGTGTGCGAGTATCCCAGAGCATCCCTGACCCTTCCGAGGATGATTGGATCATCACCTCATGGTATGGGAGCCAAGTGGATGCTCTCGATATCAGTGGACAGCCTGGCCCAGATTCAGTCAATTTGGATCGCTTCCGGACCATCAGTGCGGTCGATGCTCTTGGATGGGCTGCGGCAGCTTTTTGCGATGGGGCTGAGCAGAGGATCTCATACTTGTCATTCTCGACTGACCCGACAGTGACGCCACCACCTCTCCCAGGCACCGTGATTGGAGGCCCCTGATGACTGAAGTTATCAATGCCCTGACGGGAGACCTGGACCTGGTAGTTGTCGGAGCTACCCAAGCTGCCGATCTGAGACAGCCTGTGGGGTTTGTACGTGATGGGATTGGGGAGATTGAGAAGTGTCGAGGATCCTACCTTGCCTGCGATGGCTTGGCTGGGTCATTTGCTAGCATCGCCAGCACCTCTCTCATGGACATCCTTTCTGATGAAATTGAGATCTGGATTGACCTTGCTGCCCGGAGATGGGATGGCGGGACTGGTGGGGAGAATTATTGCGGGAGATGGGCAGAGACTGGGGATGAAAGATCCTGGAAGGTCTTCACTGGAGGGGGCGGTGGTGGCGGGAGCCTTCAGCACTTCTGGAGTTCGACCGGGATCAATTCAGTCAACATCGCTGCTGGCCCCCAATTGTTCACTCTCGCCAATAGTCCCATGCGGATGAAATTCCGCATGCAGATGGATCTGAAAACGATCAACAGAATTGAGAATCGAGTGTTCCGCAGATTCTCTGATACAGAGCCCTGGGTCAACATGGTGAAGCATTTCCAAACAGGGACTGTTGGGATCTTCAACCCCACCGCTGATTTGAGAATTGGAGATGTGGGACCAGGTGGAGAGAATCCATTTCTTGGTCAGTGGTTCTCACTCAGAGTCTGGGATGGGCTCCGGGAGAGAGGTGGCGTGGAGAAGATCAATATTGACTTCACCAAGGCCACTCCTGGTTCCACTTCATTCTTTGAGGGAGCCCAGGGAATGGAGGTGAACATAAATGGGACCGCTGAGATCAAAACTGGAGGCTCAGGATCAAGTCTTGGCGACTTCCGCTACAGGCTCAAGAACGTTGGGAGCCATCATCCTATAGTCCTCAAGACTGACGCCAATATTGAGTTGCTCCGTGGAAGGCTCAATGTCGCCAAGTCCTTGTCTCGGGGAGTGGCAGAGTCCTCCGGAGTCAGCAGGATTGATCCTGAGTGGGATTCTGATTTGAGAGTTCCGATCCTCAAGTCTCAGAGTGCCGAGGAGAATGCCACCGCCATCCGAAATGCCACGGGAGAAGCTGGCTTGCTACAATTGGAATCTCAGATCTTTTCAGAAGCATACTTTGACGATCTGAGGATGTTGGTGTTGGAGAGAGTCGTGCCCATACGGCAAAGAACCATCCATATCTAGGGAGGACCAAATGCACTATGACGTAAAGTTTGGCGATGCCGTCGTGATGACGGTCCACGATCTCGATTCTGCTACCAATCTTGAAGCAGCCCTCAATGAGGCGGCAGTCGATGGCTTCCAGGTCGAGGGCCTCAAGGCCAGCGTTGAGGAGACTGATAGAGGCCCAGGGCTTGTTGCGGAGGACCCGGAGGACCCTTCAGATGACGAAGTCTACTATGCACTAAATGCGGACGATGCAAAGGCCTGGATCAGAGACCACGAGGATACCGATGACGTGGAGTCTCTGATGCTGGTCGAGCGGTCCCATCCTCGATTCGCTGGAGGCCGGAGCGGAGTGTTGGACGATGCGGAGTCGCACCTTGAGGAGCTTTCTGACGGGGAGTGAGTATCATGTTGGTTGATCGGTTGGTTCCAATCCCGGTTCTGGGTGGGCTGCTACTTCAGGTCGAGCCCATCATTTCTTCCAACTGGGCCGCCATGGTTGGGGCCGGTGGGGTGATCTTGGTGGCGGTGGTCGTGACGCTCGACAAGCTGGGTCTCCTCAAGAAGTTTGGAAGCAACGGAGATGCTGCGTCGGCACGTGCCCAGGAAGGTCTGAAAGATTCGCTCGATGGCCTTGGAGGGAAGGTGGATAAATTGACGGCCACCCTGAACTCCCAGGTCATGATCCTTGGAGGTCTCAGCGAGGATCTGAAGGAGACCAACAAGGCTGTGGCGGAAGTCCATAAATGGATCCAAGTTCAGGAGGAAGTGAGGAGACGGGTTGCTGATGGATAAGGGCTGGACAAGCGGCTCCAGATTTTGGAGGATCACACCATACGTGGTGGTTCTCTCTGCCGTCCTTGCCATGTACTTCGATGACCCCACGACCTTCATCGCCATCACAGCGCCTTGGATAACCGTAGCAGGAGGCAAAAGCATGCTGAGTACCCATGGCAAGAATGGTAGTGTAGCTCCGGATCCCGATGTGGGTCTGGGTCAAGATGCGGGGCCCAAATAATGGCTGGGCCTTTCAGGTTTGGTACGGCATCGTCCTCACAACTTACCACTGTCCATCATGACCTTGCGATCATCATGGGCGAGGCCATTGAGATTTTTGACTTCTCGATACATCAAGGAGCCCGCACAGTCGAGGAGCAAATCAGGAACATTCGCAAGGGAGCCAGCAAGACCCTAGACAGCAGGCACATCCCACGGAACACCGATGGCGAATATGATCCAAACGCCAAGGGTATGGCCGCGGATTGCTTGCCCTACACCAAGGGCGTGAACGCCTGGCCACAGGACGATGATGCTCCCAAGGTTCGCCAAAAGAAGGCCCACAGATTCTACTACATGCAGGGCATCTTCTACACCATCGCCAAACGCAACAACATCGACATCATTCAGGGAGTCGATTGGGATATGGATGGCAACTTCTTTGACCAGACCTTTGATGACCTTCCTCACATCCAACTAGCAACCAGGCTCCCCAAGCTCCGGGTTGAGGGAGAGCTTCTGGAAATGGCCAATGAGGCTCTGCTATCGAGGGGGCTGAAAGCTCATGCCTGACAAGAGGTCGTGGTTTGATAATTTCACATTACCAAAGTTGTTCCTGTCACTTGTCGTTTTGCTTATCATCGTGAGGATCGTTCACCCTCCAACAGCCGAGTGGATCCTCACCCCCATCATGGCCGTCGTTGAGATGGGCCGTGACTTCTTTGGAGAGATGCCATGAAACTTCTCGCATTGCTTTTGATCGCTGCCCCGTTGGCGGCTCAGCAGAGCACCACCACCCTCACTCCAGACATCAACGTCAATCTCCCTCCGATGGAGATCACCAACGAGATCACGGTGATGTCGGATGAGGAACGACTGGAGAGGATCGCTGTGGCTCTTGAGAACCTGGCATTGGCCATCGCCAACCAAGAGTGCAACACCTGTGGTGCGGGTGCGTCCACCACGGCCAAGATCGGGTTGGGGGTGGCGGTGCCGCTGCTCTTGTGGATAGCCATCTCGTTGAACAAGAGCGCCAACAGAACTGACGTTCATGAAGTCAACATCCCGCCACGTGAGCCCAAGAAGGAAAAATATGGAGAGAGCGGATGAAGAAAATCAACTGGAATTGGCTCGCCTGGATGGCAGGAGCCTTTGCCTTCATCGCCATCATCAACAACCTCAATGGTGCTGCGGATCGGGAGGCTGAGGCTGCACAAGTTGCTCGTGATTCGATCCGCATCATCGTGGTCGCTGACTCTGTCCTCCGGGTCCAAGACCTGGAACGATTTGAGGAGAACCTGGCACTGGCTCGGGAGGATGCGAGAGTTGAGCGAGAGGCCCGTCAGGCAGCGGAGCGGAACAGGCGCTTGGCCAGCGCCCAGAGGGACAGTTTGGATAGCATAGTCGATGCCCTCCCGGACACAGCCACGATGGTGCCTCGGGAATTGTATGACAACGCTCGACTCGCTGCTGACGAAACAGAATCGGCGCTCATAACTATCAACCAAACTCTGGTGGCCGATACCGTCAGGCTGAGTGACCTTTTGGCAGAGGCCAGCGCTGGTTGGATGGGAGAGATCGACAGCCACAATCTGACTCGTGGACTCAACGAGGCAAATCGGCTTCTGGCTGAGCGGTGGGAGCGTGCCGCCAACCCTGGCTTCCTGGGCAAGCTCTGGGAGGGCAAAGAGGAGTTCCTGTTGGGGGCCGTGGTAGGGGCTGTTTTGCTGGGTGCATTCGGGAATTAGGCTTGCTCATTCTACGTCTGCGGGGCCTCGTGGGGCATCCAGGGGGTCTAGGGAGCCCAGAGCATCGAGGCCCCGCATATCGTGTCTATTGGTGCCCCTCCCTATAGGCTCCCGGTTCCTGTGGTGTGATGGATTCCCGTGACGGAGATCATAGCACGTGCCAATAGGTCCGGAGGAGCGAGGAGCTAGCAGGACGGAAGGGTGCTATTGGACATGATATTGGTACTCATTCTGCCAATAGGTATCGAGAGCTATTTGGACCTCACGCAACTCCTCATTCTTCCAAAAAAATTTCCTCTCAATCTGGCTCTCGTTTAGCAATAGCACAATAGGTCCACGCCCCAGCCCTTTCCCCATCGAGGCCCACCCCGTATAGTCACAGCGTCGCACCGATCTCAGAATTGAAGAATTGGAAAGTCAGTGTCCAGTTTCCCTTACAAAACAGATCCCTATTCTCATCAGCGAGATGCCCTCAGGTTCCTCGCCAAGCGTGGCAAATATGCTGGTCTGTTCATGGAGCAAAGGACCGGCAAGACCAAGGTCATTCTTGACGAGGCAGCATGGCGATTCTTGAAGGGAGAGATTGGCGCCCTGCTGATCCTGGCTCCCTCCGGAGTCCACACCAACTGGGTCCGTGATGAGATCCCTCTCCACCTCTCTGATGAGGTCGAGCGTGTGGTGATCGAATGGGACACAGGGAAGTCCAAAACGAAATGGTTCAGGGAGATGTTCAGAGAGGCTATGGCGACCAAAGGCAAGTTGGTCATCCTCAGCATGAACATCGAGGTCCTGATCACAGACGGTGGCAAGAAGGCAATCAAGACTCTCATGCGATACTTCCCCACCATGATGGTCATCGATGAGAGCACCGACATCAAGACGGCTGGAGCCAAGAGAACCAGGAGCGCCAAATACCTTGGCAAGCGTGCGGTGTTCCGTCGCATCCTCTCCGGATTCCCAGACCCAGAAGGGCCACTGGACTTCTACGGTCAACTGAGCTTCCTGTCGCCTGAGATTATTGGATCGAATGTAGCGACCTTCAAGGAGAGGTATGGCCGATTTGAACAACGCTACTATCACGGCAAGAATGCCAAGCCGGTTCAAGTCCTAGTTGGGTACAAGAACCTCCCGGAGCTAACCAAAATTGTCGCCCAACATTGCTTCCGTGTCCGGAGAGATCAGGTGTTTGATCTGCCTGACAAAATCTACCAGAAACGATACTTTGATTTGTCACCGGAACAGAACCGAATGTATGCCGAGCTTGAGACCGATTGGCTCACCAACTACATCGAGGATGATGCTGAGGTGAGCGCACCCTTGACCATCGTTCGGCTCCTCCGGCTCCAACAGATTGCGTCTGGCTATGTCCCCACTGATTCCGGGGAGGAACCAAACCGGCGGATTGCTGGGCCCAACCCTCGACTCAAAGCTCTGACCGATGCGGTCTCCAGGGTTGATGGACAGATCATCATTTGGTATCGCTACCGGATGGACGGAGACCTGTTGGAAGAGACCCTTGGCGACGATGTTGTGAGGTGGGATGGCACGACCAAAAAGACCAGGGAGGAAGGCAAGGTCAAATTCATTCAGGGCAAGGCTCGATTCTTCATAGGATCCCCAAAGGCTGCTGGCCGCGGATTGACCCTCAAGATGGCCCAAGCCTCACTCTACTTCTCTCACTACTGGAGCCTGGAAGCAAGAGTCCAATCTGAGGATCGTGCGGTGGGCGAGAAGGACTGGCCACCGCTGTATATTGACATCATGGGAAAGGACACAGTGGATGAAAGGATCATTGATGCCCTCCGCGCCAAGGATGACTTGGCTCGCCTAGTGTTAGGAGACCCAGCAAGGAAGTGGATATAAATGAGCAAAGTGTATGTCGTTCAGGACCCTATGATCATGCGGGATGGCCGCAAGGAACGCAGGTTCAGTTTGGCCCCTGCTGAAGAATATGGAGAGTTGGTTTTTCTGCTGGGCTGGAATGATACAAGGGGATTGGGAGTCAAGCCTGGCGCAGAGCGCAGATTGTACCGGACACTCCGGTATAACCTGCGTGAGTTCAATGACTCGGACTATCTGTTGATGACCGGGAATTGGACGGCTATGGCGATGGCCGTCGTGTGTGCTCTGGAGCATACTCGTGGCTTCGTGAGTTGCCTCCAGTGGGATCAGGAGGATCGTGAGTACAGGGTCATCGCAATTGATGTCAACCTCGATGACGATGACGAGAATTGGACACCAGAATTGGAGAATGAAGATGAGTGATCTAACCAACTTGGTCGCGCTGGCCGAGGAGATGGTCAAGCTTGAGTATGCAATCGCAGATATTGACGACCAAAGGAAGGCCCTGGCGGGTCTGTACAGGGCTATCGAGGAGAGTGACCTACCAGAAGCTATGGAAGCGGCAGGGGTTGCGGACTTCACCATGAAGGACGGGAGGAAGGTCACGACCAAAACCCGCACCCACACTCACATTTCCGAGGACCACCAAGAGGGAGCTTTTGAATGGCTCCGGGTCAACGGCCATGATGATATCATCAAGCGCATGATCTCTGTGAGCTTTGGGAAAGGAGAGGACAAGAAAGCTGAGGCCCTGTATGCCTTGCTCGTCAAGCGAAAGGGCCTGTCCGATAACTCGATTGTAGGCAAGCAATCCGTTCACGCTTCAACCCTCAAGTCATTCGTGACTAAGGCACTCGCTGCGGGCGAGGAGATCCCGCACGACCTCTTTGGAATTCACCAGGTCCCAATCGCAGTTATTGGGTCGGTGAAGAAGTAGGGTCTTGACGGGAGCCGGACCCATTAAACCAGGCCCCCAATAATTCGATTGGAGCAAGAGTATCATGGCAACGAAAAAAGGAAAGGCAGTAGCAAAGAAGGAAGGCCAGACTGGCTTGGCACTCTCAGAGTATGGCGAGGATGCTGGGGCAGGGTTTGAAGACGTCACGCAAGCAGACCTTATCATTCCATTCCTGAACGTCATGCAGAAGATGTCTGACTTGGTTGATGAGGAGCACCCGTCTCATGTGACGGGAGCCAAGGCTGGGATGCTGATGAACTCGGTGACCGAGGAGCTTCATCCTGGCCAAGAAGGGATCCTGTTCATCCCAGTCCATAAGACCCATAAGTTTGTCGAGTGGGTCCCACGGGATCAGGGTGGCGGATTTGTGGGGGTCTATGAGGTCTCAGACCCAATGGTCATGGAGGCTCGCAAGGGCCATGAGTTTGGGAGGGTTGAGAGCCCAGACGGCAATGACCTCGTGGAGACCTTCTACATGTTCGGTCTGGTGGTGGACGTTGATGGGGGATACAATCCAGCCGTCATCGCATTCGCCAGCACCCAGATCAAATCCTACAAGAAATGGATGACGACGATGAGGTCAGTCCAGCTTGAGGATCCGGAGACGGGCAGAAGGATCACACCTCCAATGTTCTCGCATCTTTTCAGGGTGCGCACGAGGCATCAGGAGAACGCCAAGGGCTCGTGGCATGGGCTCAATATCACATTCGCCAAAGAGGGAGATCCCAAGGAAGGCGTGAGCCCTGCTGTGGCCTCCCGGATCAGCGTGGATGATGAACTCTACCAAGCGGCAAAAGAGTGCCGCAGTATCGTGGTTGAGGAGGGTGCCAAGGTCTCCTATGAGACTTCCGGCAAGGGTGGAGAGGGTGGAGATGGAGACGGTGGGGATGACGATTTTTAGGTAGCATGTAGCCCCCCAGACGTGCCCCCTTCCGGCATCACGTAAGCCAGGAGGGGGCGTGACTCCTCACTCTCTGAGAACGAAGGCAAAATGTCTGAACTGGCTGAGCGATTTTTTGCTCGCTTCCGAGGATTGGATCGTGCGTTTGGTCTGTACGGATTGAAAGGAAAAGCCAAGAAGGGCCAGAAGCATCTTGGATCCGCCCAGACCTATCGAGAGGCCCCGCATGCGGGCCTCTGGCACGACCACTTGGAGGGCAAAACTACTCTTGGAATAGTCCCCATCTGTGATGATGGTACAGCTTGGTTTGGCGCCATTGATATTGACGTGTATGATGGGCTCGACCACAAGGCCATTGCTGAGCAGATCCTCGCCTGGGACCTTCCGTTGATCGCTTGCCGGACCAAATCCGGAGGGCTCCATCTGTACCTGTTTTGTCGCGACTCGATACCGGCAGAATTGATCCGTGGCAAGCTCATGGAGTGGAGTGTCCAGCTTGGCTTCTCCGGAGTCGAGGTGTTCCCCAAGCAGACCCGATTGGCCAACACCTCAGACGTTGGCAATTGGATCAACATGCCCTACTTCGGTTGCGAGACTGCCACAGGGAAGGACAAGGGCAAGGGAGACCGCTATGCCATCTTCAACGGCAAGGCTCTGACGGCTGAAGCATTCCTCAAACTTGCCGAGACAATTGCGGTTGATACAGATAGTCTCAGGTCTGTGGCTGTCCCAACTGATGACCCATCCCAAGGACTCCTCCGGGAGGGCCCACCGTGCCTCCAAACTCTCCACCAACGTGGCGGGATCCGGGAGGGTGGAAGGAACAATGGACTCTTCAACATCGGAGTCTATCTGAGGAAGCGATTTGGCCAAGGAGAATGGGAGGCCCACTTGGATGAATACAACCAGGCTCTCCTTGATCCTCCGTTGGGCCATAAGGAAGTCTTGCAGATTGTCAAATCCGTCAATCGCAAGGCGTATGAATACAAGTGCGCAGACCAACCAATCTGTGACGTTTGTAATCGCCAGATCTGCCTGTCCCGTGAGTTTGGTATCGCCACCGGGGAGGGAGACCCTGGTGTGACGTTTGGGCAACTGATCAAGGTGGAGACGGATCCCGTGACTTGGATCTGGGATGTGGACGGGGCACGCATCGAGCTAACCACCCAGGAGTTGAAAGACCAAGCTCGATTCCACACGAGAGCTATGGAGGAATTGAACAAGTGGCCGTTGGCGGTCAAGGCTCCGGACTGGGCCAAGATCGTTCGGCAATATTTGGAGTCCGTCGAGATCATGACGGTTCCGGAGGATGCCAAAATGACGGGCCAGGTCATGTTCTTCTTGGAGTTGTATTGTACACGAGAGACCCGTGCCCTCAACCGCGATGATCTACTGAAGAAGAAACCATGGACCGACGATGGCCGTGTCTACTTCCATGGACCAGACTTCCGCCAGTTCTTGGCCAAGCAAGGTCTCCGGATGAGGCCTGGGGATCTTTGGAATCAACTCAGGGAGAGAGGCGCTGAGCCGCAGTTCTTCAACATCAAGGGCCAAGGGATCAACGTCTGGAGCCTCCCAGCCTTCAAGGAGCAGGATGAGGCGTTTGACGTTCCCATGATCGAGAGCCAAGGAGAGATGTAAATGAAGCTGGAGCATTGGGAGACACAACGCTACAAGATCAGCCTCAAGCCGGGAGTGGATGGCCGACTGGCCGATGTCCGTGGCATTGTGGTACATGACGTGATTGGCGTCCACATGGACCCAGAAAGTAGGTGCCTCTGCTTGACGGAACTGGCGTCAGGAAAGAGGTTCCAAAATACATACTTTGATCTGCTTGTGGCGGTTGAGGAAGCTCAGCGACTCGCAACGGAGGGATGGCCAAAACATGAGGTGGAGTAGTCAACAAGCCAAGGCCCTCGATGAGGTAGCGAAATGGCTCAAGAATCCAACCAAGCCATTCTTCTACCTCGCTGGGTTCGCGGGCACGGGCAAGACCACACTCGCTCAACACTTCGCAGAAGGCGTCAACGGGCTGGTCCTCTTTGCCGCTTACACAGGGAAGGCTGCCAGCGTTTTGAAGAACAAGGGATGCGCCGACGCAAGGACCCTCCACAGCATCCTGTACCAGGTCTCCGATGCCGACAAGACCAAGCTCCGGTTGTTGGAGGAGAGGTTGCGGAAAATCCTTGAGGCCCCTCTGGGAAAGAAGCTGGAAGCCATCATGGAGCGGAATGACGACATCGCAGAATTGGAGGAGAAGTTGAAGGATGAGCGGGCACGATCCTCCGGCCCTCGCTTCAACCTCAATGAGGACTCCGTGCTACAGGAAGCTGAGTTGCTCATTTTGGATGAATGCTCCATGGTGGATCGGAGGTTGGCCAAGGACGTGCTCCACTTCAACAAGCCGGTCTTGGTCCTTGGGGATCCAGCCCAGCTACCTCCAGTCAAAGGCGCAGCCTACTTCACCAACCGGGATCCGGATTTGTTGCTGACGGAGATCCATCGCCAAGCCCAGGGCAACCCCATCATTCGAGCAGCGACCGCCATCCGGGAGCGGAGAGCCATACCGTTTGGGGAGTGGGAGGTTGACAACATGTTCTTCCGCAAGCTCCGGAGGGAGAGTGCCGATGTGAAAGCCATCGCAGCGGCTGCGGCTGGGGAGGGCTCCCAGATCTTGACCGGCAAGAACGTCACACGCCGCAAGATCAATCGCTATGTGAGGAAGTCGCTTGGCTTCAAAGGTCCGTACCCACAGGCCGGTGAACGCTTGGTGGTCCTCCGGAATGACCGAGAGATGGGCGTGCTAAATGGCGTGGTCTGCTACGCAAGCTCGGATGCGTATGAGTGGGATGATGAGCCGGAGGGCTTGACCATTCGACTCGACTATGAGGGCCACCTCATCCCTGGCCTCTTGATGGAGCGAACGCCATTCGATATGTACAGAGATCCATCACTGGAGGAGCACTGGAGCCCCAACCGATATATGTTCCAAGCCGACTGGGGATATGCGTTGACTGTCCACAAGGCTCAAGGCTCAGAATGGGATAATGTTTTGATCATTGACGACGGTATGGCCAAGCGCAATGGAACCTTCCGTGCCCAGTGGCTCTATACCGCAATCACCAGGGCATCGGAAAGGCTGACGATCATAGCATGACTGGAGAAGTAAAGATCATCCAAGGAGAGGATCCGTGGGACACCAAGGTTTGGTTGAACGGCCATGAGCTACAAGGGCTCTGTGCTCTCCAGGTCAACATCGAGGCCCAGGAGCTACCAACCATCACCTTCACCATTGAGCCGGCAATGATCGAGTTTGAGGGACTCGTGGAATTGAAGCGAGTGTTTGAAAAGCCAGTGGTTCCTATCGAGGACCTGGCGCCATAGAATTGGAGAACCAAGATGACGATTCAAGCAATCCCAACACACTACGCCAACCACAAATTCAAGAGCCGCACAGAGGCTCGATGGGCAGTGTTCTTTGACAGCATGAAAATTCGCTGGGAGTATGAGCCAGAGGGAGTGGTGCTGCCGGATGGGACATGGTATCTTTGCGACTTCTGGTTGCCTGATTTGAAGGTGTGGGCTGAAGTCAAGCCTGAGGAGATCACTGATGCGGAATGGACCAAGGCAGAGGAGCTTCACAGGGTCAGTGATTTCTCAGTACTGATGCTGAATGGAGCGCCCTGGCCAAAGTGGTATGGGGCCACTGATCATCGAGGCCCTAATGAAGGCGATGTCTGTGGTGATTATCCTTGGCCCAATCGCCAACACTTCTGTTGGGGCAAGAACATTATTTGGTGGGGGTTCGGAGATGAGTGGGAGGATCTGGAAGGCACCATTCCGTCTGAGCCTATTGTAAGAGAAGATTGGGAAGATGCCATGGCATATGCCAGAGCTTTTGACTTCTTGGCTCAATGAAGCTCATCCTTGGAGGACCTGGTTGCGGCAAGACCACTCGACTCCTCCGGGTTGTTGAGCAAGAATTGGATAATGGCGTGCGCCCTGATGAGATTGCTTTCGTGACCTTTACTCGCGCTGCTGCGAATGAGGCCAGGGATCGTGCCGCCCTCAAATTTGATCTCGACCCTGAGACGGACATGCCTTGGTTCCGGACCATCCACAGCCTCACATATCGAGCCCTGGATATGACCAGGGAGGAAGTCATGAGCCGGGATGATTGGAACGAGTTCAGCAAGCTCATCGGGGAGCCCATCGCTGGAACGGTATCGAGCTTTGAAGCATCGACCAACGCCCACCATGGAGACAAGCTCTTGAGGGTGGTCGATTATGCCGCCACAACCAAGCAATCTCTCCGGGAGGCATGGAACGAAATTGGTGATGAGACGGCATGGCGTGACGTGGAGCAATTTGAGGCTGCGCTGCGTGAGTTCAAGACCGCCATCGCAAAGATTGGATTCACTGACATGCTCACCAGCTATGTGGCTGAAGGTGAGCCGGTGAAGGTGAAGGTGGCGTTGGTCGATGAAGCCCAAGACCTCACAGCCGCGCAATGGAGCGTGGTGGGGCGGGCATTTGAGAATGTGGACCGGCTCTACATCGGTGGCGATGATGACCAAGCAATCTATCGTTGGGCCGGTGCCGATGTTGAGCATTTCCTCCATCTCTCGACTGGCGGTGACCGGGAGATTCTGGAGCTATCCCATCGACTCCCAAGGAGCGTTTTTGAGGTTGGCCAAAGGATCGTGACCCAGATCTCAAATCGCTATCAGAAACCATACCGTCCATCAGATCGGGATGGTGTCGTGGACCATCATATGCATATTGAGTATGCTCCTCTCCGGAACCAATCTGGGAGTTGGCTCCTGTTGGCGAGGAATGGGTACATGCTGGAAGGTTTGGAGGAAGTTTTGAGGGCTCGTGGGCTCCCATATGCCAGGAGGACCGGCCCCGTGGCCTCTGAGAAGGAGCTAGACGCGATTGCTCTGTGGGATTCCCTGCAGAAGGGCCGCATTTCTGTGCTCTCCGCGTCTGAGGCCAGGGGTCTGTATAAGACCCTGGGTAGACCACGCCCAGCGCTTAGGGAGCTAACAGAGTATGGGCCAGGAGAGCTTGAGTTGGACCTCGCCAAACCTTGGACCTATGCCATGGCCGGAGGGATCCCAACCTGGAGGCGCGACTACTACACAGAGTGTATGAACCGGGGAGAAAATTTGAGGCTTGAGCCAAGGTTCCGAGTGGAGACAATTCATGGGGTCAAGGGAGCCCAGGCCGACAATGTTCTGATGCTCCTCGACTACAGCCGGAGGACCGCCAACGGATTCAACCTCAAACCTGATCATGAGCATCGAGTGTTCTATGTCGGAGTGACCAGGGCCTACCATTCTCTTCACATCATCCGTCCCCAAACATACAACTCATATCCAGGGCTGTCGCGATGACCCTTTCCAACTGGGCCTCCGCAACGTATGTTTGTCTGACGCCAAAGAATTGGAGAATTGAAGAGTATGGTCACACGAATCGCATTCCCAACCCCATCCTCCGTGGACATCCGCGAGTATGCGGATATGAAGGTGGCGGAAGCATCAACGTCTGGCATCGCAACAGGCGCAGTTTACATCTTTGCGGAACTCACCCCAGAGTCCATCCAGGTCCTCAACCTTGGCCAGATGGACGTGATCATCGGTCTGTACAACAGGATAGTAAAGCGCATCACAATTCCAGCGTTCAAGCCAGAAGCCACACTGCTCTGCTTGGACATAATTCCAGTACTTGCCAAGGAGGCAAATCAGATGGCGACCAAGAAGACAACCCCAGCCAAGAAAAGCCCAGCAGCCAAGAAGCCAGCAGCCAAGAAGGCTCCGGCAAAACGGTCATCTGGCTTGGAGGGCAAGAAGCTCTTCAAAACTGGGGAGAGGGAGAAGGGCAAGGGCCACAAGAACTCAAGGCGTGCCGTGTCCTACTCGTTGATCAAGAAGGGCATGAAATACGAAGCTGCCATCGCAGCCGGAGCCCACAAGGACGACATCGCACGGATGTTGTACGACAACCAGTTGGAAGCCAAGTAAACTTCCAACCCATCGGTAGGCCAGCGAGCCTACCGCAACCCCACTTGCCCATCGAGGGTGAGTGGGGTTTTCACGTCTAGGGGATACGTCCAAAATGCGAATCATCGGCGCAGGAATGGCAGGGCTGCTGGCCGGCAATATGCTCAGACGATACCAGCCCAATATTTTGGAGGCCAACCGGGAGCTACCGGACAACCACGGGGCACTCCTCCGTTTCAGATCCAACGTGGTAGCTGAGGCCGTGGGCCAACAGTTCCGGGAGGTGTCGGTGATGAAGGCCATCCGGCATTCCACGGGCATGCTATCCTCCGGACCTCCAGACCTGTCCCAAGTCAATCGCTACTCCATCAAGGTGACCGGGAGAGCGATGCCCAGGAGCATCATGAACCTCGATACTGTCCAGCGGTGGATCGCTCCTGATGACTTCCTTGAGGTCTTGGCCCAAGGGGTTGGCGGGCAGATCTTTTTGGACAGCTATGTCAACATGGATGGGATCCGAGGAATGGTGGAGCAAGGGCTCCCGATCATCAGCACGATTCCAATGGGGTCTCTGATGAGCATGATGCCGGGATGGGATGACCGGGAACCTATCTTTCCAAGGACTCCAATTTGGTCGCTCAGGGCTCGCATCATGGGGCTCCCGGAAGTGGACGTTCATCAGACCATCTACTACCCAGGGCGTGAGCCATTCTATCGAGCTTCGATCACAGGCAACCTCTTGACGGTTGAGTATCTCCAAGAGCCGGCAGCGGTGGGCCAGACGGAGGGATTGCGGCTCATCCTTCAAAACGATTTTGGGATCGAGGTGAAGCCGGAGTCCATCACCTTCAAGGCCATCTACTTCCAACCCTTGGGCAAGATCCTCCCCATTGATGAGGAGATGCGGAGAGAGTTCATATTGGAGATGACAGACCGCTACAAAATCTACAGCCTGGGGAGGTTCGCCACCTGGCGTCAAATACTCTTGGACGATGTCGTGAATGACATACGTATGATTGATAAATGGATCACTGGTAGAGACTCATACAGACGGAGAATTGAATCATGAAAGTCACGCTCATTAGTCACACACCCAATGCCCTGGCAACCTTGGTCTATACCAAGAGCACCAGGCTCAGCATGACGGCCACTGGCTTCGATCAGATTTTGGCGATGCCGGAGGAGAAGCTGATGGAGGAATGGGAGTACATGAAGAACACCATCAAGAGCAGTTGGGAGTTCCTGGAATTTCTGTTCTTGATTGAGGACGTATCGAGGGCCTTCACCCATCAGTTGGTTCGCCATCGGATTGGTACCAAGTTCGCCCAGCAGTCGCAGAGGACCGTGGACATGGGAGGGTTTGGATTCATCATGCCTCCGCCAGGACTCGATGACCCTGGGATAGCTGACGAGTTTGAGTTGGCTTGCGAGAGCATTGATGACTCATACCAACGCCTCATATCTGTCCATGGAGTGAAGCCTCAAGACGCACGGGCCTTGCTCCCAACGAACGTGAGCACCAACATCAACTTCGGCTCCAACCTCCGGACCCTTCATGACATGGCTCGGCTCCGGCTCTGTACCAAGACGCAAGGAGAGTTCCAAGACGTGTTCAGGGCCATCAAGGCTGAGGTCCATCGAGCCCTCCCATGGGCCGCCACGGTCCTCCAAGTCGAGTGTTGTTGGAGCGGCACGTGCGCCTTCCCTACGTTCCCAACGGAGGACTGCGTACTCAAGCCCCACGTGTACGATCCAACGACTGGTTCGGCATATCAAATCAAGCCAGGCTTGCTACACGAGAAGAAGCCATCCACCCTTGTCCAGCTTCGTGAGATTGACGCCACAAGGGGCAACGGATGAAGCCCTGGGTAGGGGTGGACTTGGACGGCACGCTGGCCTTCTATGACCACTTCCAAGGAGCCGGTCATATTGGGGAGCCCGTGCCACGGATGCTCAAGTTTGTCCAGGGTCTCCTCGATGATGAGGTTGAGGTCAGAATCTTCACGGCTCGCGTGGGGCTCCAGCAGGATCCTCGTGACATCCAGATCGCCAGGAGCAAGATCCAAGAATGGTGCCTCATCCATCTGGGGCAGGTCCTCCCGGTGACCTGTGAGAAGGACTATGGAATGGTGACCCTGTATGATGACCGTTGTATCACCATTGAGAAGAACACAGGACGGCTCTTGACAATCTTGGAGGATGATGATGGCTAGACCAAACCGGGAGCACCAAGCTCTCATGAAATCCATCTTCAAGGAATCGCTTGCCACGATCATCGAGCGAGAGGCATTGTACGGATCCGGTTCAGGGGATCTAGGAAGGGCCTTGCACGCGTTATTCCCTGAGGGGGTGACCCTAGATACCCCTGAGGACTTCGCACGCTTCTCCGACTTCCAGCAAGTGGTCGCCAAACTCAACCGATACGCCAAGAGCTTCAGTGACGGAGGGCATCTGGATTCGATCCATGACGCCGGCAATTATGCCAAGCTCCTTGAGGCCCAAGACCGGAGGGCAGCAGAATGAAGCGCAAGGTCTGGATGATCTTTCCAAGCCACAACCAGGACTGGGCCACGACCATGATTGGATCCTTGGAGCACATGGAGCATTTCATGAAGTGCTACAACGTTGGGATCCTGGTCCACGCCCAGTGGCCGCACACGCGAGCATCCGTGCGAGAGATGAGGGATGCGTTTCTGGATCACGGGGCCAAATCTTGGCACGATGTCTTCAGCACCCAGAGCGTTGTCAAGAGTTGGAAGATGGAGGAGCTTGGCTGTCCAATCGCCACCATACGCAATGCGTGTTTCCGTGGGACGGTCATCGAGCCGGGAGACATCATCTTCAACCTGGACGATGACTTTGAATTCTCGGGTGGGACTCTCAAGTACCATTGGTCATCTGGCGACCATTACTCAGACGTCATCGAGTACATGTTTGATAATCCGCGATGTGGGTCGGTGATGTGTACGGGCCACCTTGGCGGGACTGGAAAGGAGCGCACAATCTATCCACGAGTCCACGACCTGTGGGCGACCAATCGTGGTTTGTTTCTCCTCCGGATCCCAGAGATGAAATTGCCGTTGGTTCCCACCTGGTCTCTCCGGATGAGAGGAACGATGGAGGAGACCGCCATGGTGTACTCAAGGATCGCTGAGGGCCTGTATCCTGCCAAGACGATGAACTGTCCGACCATCCATCGCAATGCGGGGAATGCGTCCAGAGACGCCCATGACGATCCACTCCACTACATCGAGTATCAATACCTTCACACGACCAAATACATCCGTGAGAAATGGGACCAACCGGACTGGGACTATGAGAAGCGGAGATTGCCCCAGGGGCTCATCAAAGAATACCTGGAGGCCGGTGGGGATCCGGAGATGTTGAGGACATGAGCGCCAGGATCCTGGTTCTGGATTTGGAGACCACTTGGCTCAGGGGGCCGGAGGCTCTGCCCATCGACCAGCAGCCGCGCATCATCGAGGTGGGCGTGGCCGTTCTCAGCAAGACCAAGGGCCTCAAAAAATTGGAGACCTTCAGCACCTTCCTCAACCCCGGCATTCCCATCCCGGAGGAGAGCGTCAAGATCACGGGCATCACGGATGAGATGGTGGCTGAAGCGCCATCGTTCCCAGGGGTCTATAATCGACTGGTGGAGTTGTTCTATGGTTGCCGGATCCTCGTGGCCCACAACCTCTCGTTTGATCGAGCGGTGTTGATCTCTGAGCTTGAGAGGATTGGACGGCCATACCAATTCCCGTGGCCACCGGAGCACATCTGTACAGTCGAGGAGACCGAACATCTGAAGGGCAAGATGCTCAAGCAAAAGGACCTGTACCAACTCGCCACCGGAGAGGAAGCCAACCAAACCCATCGAGCCCTCGATGACGTTGATCAGTTGGTCACGATCCTCCGTTGGATCCAGAGAGAGGAGAACCCACCATGGCTGAGGTGATATGATCCATTTGAGATTGCGGACTGAGTTCAGTTTCCGGAGGGCTTATGGGCGACCATCGCAGGTCCTCGATGCCCTTGGTCCCAACCCAATCGCTGCCGGCATAACGGACACCGGAACCTGGGGCCACGTGACGTGGTGGAAGCAATGTCGAGAGGCAGGGGTCAAGCCAATCCTGGGGGCGGAGGTCCTGTGCGTGCCGGATCCCTTGGACAAGACTCGCCAGACCGGACCCATGGTTGCTCTTTTGGCCACCTCTGAGAAGGGCCTGGGGGAGCTATACCGGCTCATGAGTCGAGCCAACGGGGCAGATCAATTTTACTATGTCCCACGCACAAGCTACGATCAACTGAACAAGACCTCTCCCGGCATCGTGGTTCTCTCCGGAGCCAATGCGGATCTGGGAGCCTTGAAGGATCGTGAGAACGTCTGGTTGGAAATGACTCCTGGCAACAGCGCTTGGAATCGGAGAGTGGCCAGTGAGAAGGGTTGGAAGAAAGTGGTCACCGGCAACAACCTATACCCAAGGACGGAGGACAATGAGGTTTATGAAATCTTGGCCGGTCGCAATCGGCGCACTCGTATCAGTGGCACTCATATTCAGAGCCACGAGGAGCTTGCGCTTGATATCCCGCAAGCAGGACCCTCAGAGTTTGCTGCGTCGCATCAGATCGCAGGGCTTGTAGACATCCAAGGTCTGCCACAAAGCGTGATGGTCACGGAGGACTGGCCAAAGGATCTGTTGACCCTCTGCCAAGAGGGCATCAAGTATCGAGGCTTCACCAAGACCGGCAAGCTCCGGTGGACGGCTGCGTATGAGGCCAGGATGAAGCATGAGTTGAAGATGCTCCGGGACAAGGATTTTGAAGACTACTTCCACGTCATCACAGACATGGTCGTTGGGGCCAAAGATGCCGGGATGTTCGTGGGACCGGCTCGTGGTTCCGCTGCCGGCTCGCTGGTCTGCTATCTGCTCAGGATAACCGATGTGGATCCAATCCTTCATGACCTCATGTTTGAGCGATTCGTGGACGTGACCCGCAGCGACCTCCCGGACATTGATATTGACTTCCCTGATGTGAAGCGGGAGGATGTGATCCAGCAACTCAGGGATCGCTGGGGAGAGGACCGGGTTGGGAGGTTTGGAACGGTCATGAGATACAAGCCCAAGAGTGCGATTGGCGATGTGGCTCGTGAGCTGAATATCCCGCTGTGGGAGGTCGAGGATGTGAAGGGCACGATCACTGACCGTAGCTCCGGCGATGAGCGTGCCGCATTCGGTGTAGCAGACGCCTTAGATGACACCGAGGTAGGAAGGGCCTTGGTGGAGAAGTATCCTGGTATGCGGCTGGCAGGGGTGATCGAGGGCCACGCGAGACAGAGCGGAATGCATGCGGCTGGAGTCCTGGTGACCGAGAGTCCTTTGACGGACTTCGCTGCGGTCACTCGGGATGGGATGGCCCAGATCGACAAGAAGGATGCTGACGCCTTGGGGATGCTCAAAATTGACTGCCTTGGGCTCCGGACTCTCTCTGTCTTGGAGGACTGTCTGGCCCAGATCGGGAAGGATCCCGAATGGCTGAACAACTATCCTCTCGATGATGAGGAAGCGTTTGAGGTTCTCAATGAGGAAAGGTATGCCGGCATCTTCCAGTTTGAGGGATATGCCCTCCAAGCTCTCTGTCGGGAAATGAAGATCAGGGACTTCAGCGACATCGCATCCATCACGGCCCTGGCCCGTCCTGGCCCTCTCCATTGTGGGGCTGCCAGCGACTTCGTTGCCCGGAGATTGGGGACCCAAAAAATCGAGGAGCTTCACCCAATTCTGACAGAGGCTGCGAGCGACAGCTATGGGACCGTCATCTACCAAGAGCAGGTCATGAAGGTTTGCCGGGAGATGGGCCAGTTCAGTTGGGAGGATGTGACGATGATCCGTCGCATTATGTCCCAGAGCTTTGGTGATGAGTTCTTTGCGAGGTACTGGGAGAAGTTCAGGAAGGGAGCAGCCAGCGTTGGCGTGGATGAGGAGACGGCACAGATCGTTTGGGACAAGATCTGCACGTTTGGATCGTGGGCCTTCAACAAGTCTCACGCCGTGTCGTATGGACTCATCTCATACTGGTGCTGTCTCCTCAAGGCCCACCATCCCCTGGAGTTTGGAGCAGCCTGTCTCCGCAACACCAAGGGTGACGATCAAGCCATCAAGATCCTCCGGGAGCTTATGACTGAAGGAGTCGCATTCACGCCGGTCGATCCAGACCACTCTGGGCTCACTTGGGAGGTCCATGAGGGCCGGTTGATTGGAGGGTTGACCAACATCAAGGGCATCGGTCCAGCCAAGGCTCGCGACATCATGAGGAGACGCGATGAAGGCAAACCGATGACCCCAGGACTGGCCAAAGCTCTGCTGGATCCGGAGACGCCATTTGATCGACCATTTGAAGCCAAGGATAGATTTGGGGACATGTACGACAACCCCAGCGACCATGGGATCAATTCTGGAGGAGTGTCACGGATCCAGGACATCCACGAGGCCGGAGAGTATGTGTTCATCGGCAAGCTTGTACAGCGGAAATTGCGGGACATGAATGAGGCGTTCACAGTAGCCCAACGTGGGGGTCGATTGATCAAAGGTCGGACCAGATTTTTGAACCTAGTTTTGGAGGACGATAGTGGCCAGATCATCGGCAAGGTGACACGGGACCGATACCACAAATTGGGCAAGCCAATCGTTGAGGAAATGAACAACGGTGACTACTGTCTTTTCAAGGGCATTGTGCGCGATGGATGGCGTATCGTTTACATCAAAAAATGGAGGTATCTTGAGGGCAAGGATGCCCCACCTTTGGAGGCTGTAAATTGAGTACAGAATCAGGGCTCTGGGGACTCATCAGAAAGAGCCATCCTGAGGGCCATTGGGTCAGGGTTGAGAACCGTGTCGAGCTTGGGACTCCTGACGTCAATTTCTGCCTCCCAGGTGGCTTTGAAGGATGGGTAGAATTGAAGGTGGTATCGAGATGGCCAGTGCGTGGCGGTCCTCTCCGGACTCCCCACTTCACCAAGGAGCAAAGGTGGTGGCTCAGGACTCGGACCAAGTATGGAGGCCATGCTGGATTGCTCCTCAGAGTGGACAAAGGTCCCAAGCGATATTTGTTGCTGCCTGGGGCTTGGGCTGCGGACTATCTTGGCGAGGAGACTCAAGAAGTTTTGGAGCAGAGAGCCGTGGGAGTTTGGGGTCCCAACTTTGACAAATATGAACTCATGAGAGCCGTGAAGCTCCTGTAGCGCCAAAGGGCCTATGGCCCTATGTTGTTCCCGAATCAGCCGCCACAGAATTGGAGATTTGGCTGGATAGGGTGCGTCATTACTCGTGTTCCAAAATAGGCCCATTTTCAGGTAGCCAATCGCTCCAATCTCAGCGTATCTTTGATGTAGGGAATGATCCCTGAAACGAGGAGATTGAAATGACGGACCTGACCAACGCTTCAGACGCACTGCTGACCTACCTCAGGGAAGCTGCCATCAACGATGACTGCGAGGACTGGGCAGACGTGATGTTGGAGGACGGAGAGTTGACCGCCCAACAGCGTGGCAACATGACAGACCTCAAGGGCAAAGGGCTCCTGGAATATGGCGTGCGGGATTCTGATGGCTGGAGAGAGTACACTTGGTACCGTGTGGACATGGTGACCGAGGTTCAGATTGTTGGCGTCAACCAGGAGGGGGCCTGAGACGGTCACTCTCACGAGGGCTGAGCAGTTGCGGGCAGGACGGGCCTGGAACAAGATGATTGACCATGAGTGCGGAATTGAGCCGGATGGCCTTTTCCCAGAGGGTCACCAGGTCGATGATCCGACTGGCGAGATGGGCTGGACGATGTTGACCATCGAGGCTGACCGTCAGGCCAATTGGGACAGCCGGACTTATGAGGAAATTTTGGCCACCAAAGCCCAGGACGTTCTGGCCTGGGAGAACGCATCATGAACACCATACCCAAGGAGATTGAAATGGACAAGTATGAAGCCCAGATGAGATTCGCATTCGCAGCCGTCGCCACCATCGCTGGTGAGATGGCCTCTGGCGATTTTGAAGGCCACTCGGGAACCATCAATATGGAGATGGCCGGAGCTATGGAAAATTACCTCAACTTGGTGGGCTATGTATCGGCCCATGGGATGCGCCATAGCGGCTACACCCTCAGAGAGCTACAGGGCAACATCGAGGATCTTGGACGCCGTGGTGTGGTGACCCAAGAGACGGTCGATGCCGTGGAGCATTATTGCTCTGAGGTTGACAACCTGTACTTGGATGAGCCCATCCAGTGCGGCAAGAGACGGGCCTCCACCAAGTGTGAGTGCGGTTGGAGAAGCTGGAGCCAGAACCACCCTTGCCAGGAGGGGGCCTGAGACGGTCACTCTGAGAGAGCAAGCTTGGCTGGACATGATCGCTCGTGAGAATGGAGCCACCCATGATTGCGAGCTTTGTGGCCGCCCAATCCGCCACAAGGGCTGGTGCGTCGGCTGTGAGGCAGATCTGGACCATGGCCAGGATGACTATTACTACGCTCTCAATCAGGAGGACGGATCATGACGGACTTCCTGCTGAAGGATGAGGGAGAGTTCATTGCCGTCAAGCCTCAGACGGAGAGGGCCAAGGAATGGGCCCATGAGCATGGCTACAAGAATGACCTCCACGCCCAGTTCCCTGATGGGTTCTGCGGCCAGCCCACTTGGGCTCCCGGACACGATGGGGTCTACTCATTCGGCATCCGCCCAGGAGCCCCATACGTCTTCATCAGCCTCATCGAGTCGGCTGGCTTCTCCCAGCAAGGAGACTTTTGATGGCCCACTATGTGATGGACGTCAACTTCATCGGCCAGCCCGTGGCCCGCAAGTTCACCAAGCGGCAACGACACGGCGTGTGGCAGGTTCGCATGGACACGATTGTAGCCGGTTGGATGGTGGACTCGACCTTCTACCCATTGGACACCAACGAGGGCCGGCAGACGCTGGCTAGGATGTGCGTATCACCCGATATGCTGACGGAGGAAAGGTGATGAGCCGTCTCAAACCTTGGAACGACCTCTTCCATCCCGCACCGGACAGAAAGAAGGTGACTTGCCGGTTGTGCGGACGGAGAGTGGTCATCATGAAAAATGGACAGATATTCAACCACCATGGAATCGAGGACCGGAAGCAATGGTCCAAGACGACGTGGTGCCCAGCAGGACTCACGCAACACAAGGAGATTGAAAATGGATAAGCGGATCAAGGATGTGGTGGAGTTCGCAGAGGAAGTCTTGGAGGCAGTGACCAGGACCATCCATCACGAGTATCTTGGAGACACCAGCATCGCTGAGTCCCACGACATCGAGGAGTACACGTTTGGGCTACAGAGGGCCATCGATGCCCTCAAAGCGGATCCTCCCAGAGAGTTTGACTTTGGGATGACTGGAGACCGGGAGGACGTGCTGGAGCAGATGGTGGACCAAGGCCAGCTGGCCAACGTCTTGGATGCCCTGGCCCAAGTCTGCCACAACAAGGGAGCCCATCTTGACCACGCATGGGACGATGTCGCTGCTGCCGGTCGCTGGGCTGGGGCCGCTGGTGAGATCGAGGAGCTTGCGGCTGAGACAGCCTACCCATGGATCATCCACCGCACAGGCCCACGCCTGATGAAGTCCAACCGCAAAGGAGATTGACTGATGAAGGAGCAAATCACGGAACAGATTGAGTACAGCTGCCAGATGCTGGACGGTGGCGGCATTTGGAGGAAATGCGCGATGGCTCCTCCGGCTGACGTGAAGGTGCCGTGCGACAACCAGTTGGACGCCAAGGCTTGTATCGAGAAGTGGGACCCTTGGGGCAAGTTCAAGTGGCGCATTTGGAGGACCAGCGTCAAGACCACCCGCAGCATCGTCAGGACCCTCGACCGCCATGGCCCCAAGAGAGCCGGGAGCCTCTGATGCCCTACATGAGCGTCATCGCGCCATGCTTCCTCTGTGGGGTTGTATTCGCATCCAATCCCAGCAAGGTTCCCTCCGTGGACAACCAGCCCATTTGCGAGTCATGCATGGAGCGAGTCCAGGAGGCCCGCAAGCGCCAGGGGATGCGTCCATTTCCAGTACCGCCAGGAGCCTATGACGGTGCGGAGGAAGTCTCATGAAGAACCGGCAGATCAAGAAGTCACTGCGAGGCTCGACCTGTAAGGTGTGCGGAGCCCCAGTACACGCAAAGAGGCCCTGCGAGGCGTGTGGCAGCCATGATCGAGGGGATAGGAGTCAGGTACACGCTCGCAAGGCGCGTAGGAAGCGATATCACAAGCGAGGCAGCAGGGGCTGATTTGACCCCATTTCCAAACAGATAGCCAAACTAAGCAGTTTGAGCGTATCTTTGCTGTAGGGAATTCACCCTGACGAAGGAGATTGAAATGACGGACACGAGAACACTCGGACAGAGACTGGTTGACGAAGCGGATCAGGCCATCAAGGACCAGTACCTCAAGAGAGCCGCCAAGCAGCTCAACAATGCGGCCAAGAACCTGAGCATCGCAGCAGACCACTCGACCCTGGGCCATGACAACCGGGAGCGCCATCTTTGGAGAATCGTTCAGACCATGACCAACCTGGTTGCGAATGGTGACCTCCATCTGCCGCAGGTCATGGCCAAGTTGGAAGACCTCCAGACATTCATCCTCAACCAGGAGGGGGCCTGAGACGGTCACTTGCCGCTGGGAATTACAGAGCTTTGATCCTGACACTGGCGCATGGGTGAGCGCACCGATGTCTGACCCCAACCCCATCGATGGATCCAGATGTGCTGACCAGGTTGTGTTTGCCATGGACTATGCGCCTGGTCTCCGCAACCGTCGCTTCAGAGTCCTCCAGATTGAGACCACCACCACCGAGGCCACGCGGTCATGGGATGTGGCCACGCCCAAGGAGCCGGTGGCGCAGTTGGATGGCGAGCACGTTGATGAGCATGAGGATGAGGTGTTTGAATATCTGGACAAGCTCCGGTCCTCCGGAGCCGTCAACATGTTTGGTGCCGGCCCATACGTCCAGGAGACGTTTGAGATGACCAAGAAGGAAGCTGGCTGGTATGTGGGTGAGTGGATGCGCACGTTCAATGAGCGCCATTCCATCTAGTCGAAACTGGCCCCACACGGGGCCGGTCGTTCGTGAGGTGGCTCCTCCGGACCTGATGAGACAAGCCAACAGAAATGGAGATTGAAAATGACGGACCTGACCCCCAGAATCGAAATTGCGAAAGAGGAGCACAATCATTCCTGCCACAGCTGTGGTGCTCGCAACTACCAAGCCTACACAAAGCCGGTTGACGTGGACACTCTTTTCGCAGTCGAGATTGGAACTGGCCATACGACCACCATCGTATTCTGCGCCGACTGCCTCCAGTTGCTCGCCCAGGCCATCCACCCGCACCGGAGTGGATCATGAAAATCAAGACCATCATCGGAGAGGTCAACGTGGAGCGCCAGCGCAAGTATCGCTCCGTGGGGACCGTGACCGTCAAAGTCATCATGATGAAGGACGGAGACCGGGACCAGAGCTTCACGCTGGAGCACCATCTGTACGGCATGGACGGGATCCGGAGACGGAGAGACGTCACGGCCAGGGTCATGTGGGAGGCGGTTGAGGAGATGTTGAAGGACCGGGATGACTTGGAGGGCATGACGGTCAGAGGCGTGACCGTGGTTGAGGAGAATCAGATTTGGTCCACCCCGTTTGATGAGATGTATCCCAAGGATGAAGAGGGGAACAGATCATGAGCTACGGTGACAGCGACCACAAGCATTCAGATCCTGCGTATCAGCGGGCCATCGACCGCAACATCAAACGCAACGCCAAGATCGGGAACCTGCGCCGCATGCCGGCAGAGGTCCGGACCTTGGCCGACTCTTTGGATGCCGAGCAGCGTGCGAGGTTTGAGACGGGCCTCCAGAAAATGGACAATGATGAGCGTGCCCATGAGGGCCTGATGTCCATCGAGGAGCACCTGGAGCATTGGACGCCTTGGTGGGGTGGCTCTGAGTTCTCGCAAGTCTCCCACGCCACGGACATAATCGAGGACCAAGACCGGGGTGACAGCAACGGAGGATTTGGCCCCAAGCTTGTCGCAGCCTGGATCGTTTTTGGAAAGCTCTCCCCTAAGCAGATGAAGTGGGTCAGGAATATGCCTAGAGAGATGGCAAAGCGTGCTAGGAGCCGTTTGGAGGCTCAGGAGGCCCGGAAGGGCTCTGAGTGGGTGGGAAGCCTGGGAGAACGGCTGCATTTGCTCCCGGTGACCGTTATGTTTGAGACTCACATCGAGGGAGAGTGGGGAACATCCAAGTTGGTCAAGTTCACGGACCCTGACGGGAATGAGCTTGGCTGGTTTGGATCCGGAGCCGACATTTGGGATCTGAAGAAAGGTGATGAGGTCCTGCTGACTGGGACCGTCAAGAAGCACGACACGTACCAAGGCATCAAGCAGACGATGCTGACCCGTTGCAAAATCAAAAAAGGAGATTGAAGATGAGCGACAAGGCCAACGCAATTCCGCTGTTGTTCCTGTGCCTGGGGCTCGACCCCAACGACTACAAGAGGCTCAGGTTTGCCCAGGTCACGGCCAGCGAGTTTGAGAGCGGTGAGAGTCCGGACCTGATGATGTTGGATGGGATGCTGGGGGAGAGGGTTTGGAAGCAAGATCGCATCCACAGCTATGCTCGTGGCCGTGGCAAGAAATGGAATGGGAGCTACCCACAGTGCGGTGTCGTGTATGAGATCGAGGCCGTGCTGACGGAGGAGACCGGGAGCATCTGGCCTGGAACCAAGCTCCATCGAGGGCTGTGGCCAGACTCGTATGCCCGCCAACAGTGGGGTGCCATGGACGATGCTAGGAAGCGTGAGTTTGACGGCATCAAGGAGTCTGACAAGGATGACTGGCGGGAGGCCCTGGAGCCGGTCAGAGATGCCTACCGCAGCATGAGAGGACCCCAGCGTGTGCAGTTGATCGCTCGCGTTGTGGCGTTCATCACCTCATGAGGCCCCGTGTCCACCGCCATCTTGCGGGTCTGATGCGCCACCTGGCCGCAGACCTCAAGCAGCTTCCGGACCACCCCATTTTGTCAGAGGCATATCACATGGCTCGCCAGATGATGCTAGACCAGATCAGCCTGGCCATGAAATGTGAGATGAGGGCTGACGTATTCACAGGCCGTGCAGAGGAGCCGGAACCAGAGCTTGATGCTGAGGCTTGCCGGAGGAATGCAGCCCAGGCCTGGTGGGGGTTCCGGAGGGCTGTGCGGAAGGCAGATTTGTACCACTCGTTTGCTCGTGTATTATTGGAGTTTGATCAGGACCATATCACAAGGAGAGAATCATGATTTGGGTACACAGAATTAGAAGTGGCGAGGAGATCGCCATCAACCCATCTGACATCGTCAAAATTGAGATGGTTGAGTGCTATGGAAATCCACGGAAGGATGCCCCCAATACCTTCCACCATCCGGAGGACCTGGACCCCAACCGGCTCCATGGAAATGGGAGCACAATTACCATGCGTGGAAAGGGTGTCTCTGATGAGATGGTTGAGGAGATCCCTGAGGACCTCAAAGTCCTCTTGCGTCGCCATCGTCGCAAGGTCACATAGGGTCTCGACCGGCCCTTTAGGGCCAGGACCGTTAGACGCAAAATTGCAAGCTCCGGGGAGCACGAATCTCCGGAGCTTGCTTTTGCCTGTTTAGAATAAACAGCTATCCAAATCGGCAGTTTGGATCTATGATTGAGGTAGGGAATGGACCCTGACCAAGGAGACACCAAATGACGGACTCGATCAAACAGACACTCGAAGGCAAGAAGGTTATCATCACCGCCGGTGACCAGGCCACAGCTGCCGATGCCCTTGACAATCTGATCGACCGGATCAACGATTGGATGAAGAATGATGGTTGGGTTTGTGTCCAGGACGCAGCGATGGAAACGATGAAGGAAATGTCCCAGTGGGGCATCGATGATCTCTCAATCAAAGTGGTGGACTAAAATGACTGACCAAAACCCCATCTTCATTATCGCAGAACGCACAGACGCAAACAATGCTCGCTTCCATGAGATTCTCCCAGGCGGAGATTGGAAGGATTTGGGCATCCTTCCTCAGGGCGGATTGGGTGACTTGGTCATCGAGCGGATCCAAGAGGTTCGTGATGGTCGTGAGATCTGGTTTGCCAGCATGGACAAAGAGGAAGCCATCGCAATCAAAATGGGTGATGATGGCATGCCTGTTTCTCGCCCAATTTCGTTTGATGATTTCCTCGCACCAGAAGGAGCCTGAAAAATGACTGACCTACAAGCTCTCGCAGAATTGATCAAGCCATCCATCCTTCAGGTCTGGGATGCGATTGGCTCAGACGTTCTGGCCCTCGTGACGGATCCGGGAGAATTGGAGAACGCTGGCGCCATCGAGATGTGTGTGGACGCTGACCGGCTCCGGACCATGGGCGGCAAGGATGGGCCGGTCTCCGATGTCTTGTTGGAGGACGCCCACAGTAAGCATGGCTGGGATGCCGTGATCGAAGCTCTCTCAAATTCCATTGACCTCATCTAAAGGAGATTGAAATCATGACCCGCAAGCAGAAGCGCAATATCAGGAAGGAAGTCACAGACACGATCATCAAGGCTCTTGAGGCCGGAGTGGCCCCATGGGTCAAGCCTTGGAAGTCGGCCAACGGAGGTCTCCCCCAGAAGCAAGACACGGGCCAGAGCTACCGTGGCGTCAACGTCATCCTGCTCATGCTGGCTGGGATGGCCTTCGCATCCAACGAGTGGTACACCTTCAAGCAAGCCCAGACTCGTGGCGGCCAGGTCCGCAAGGGTGAGAAGGGAACCATGGTTGTGTTCTGGAAAATGCTGACCAAGACGGAGACCGATGACGCTGGTGAGGAAGTTGAGCGCAAGATCCCCATGCTGCGCCACTTCATGGTCTTCAACAGGGACCAGATTGACGGACTGGCAGAGGTCGAGGTTGAAGAGGTGCCAGACTTTGAGCGCCATGAGGCTGCTGAGGCGACCATCAAGGAGACCGGGGCCAAGATCAAGTATGGCACCAACGCCGCATTCTACCAGCCCATCACCGACTCGATTGGGATGCCCAGCCGCGAGTGGTTCAACAATCCAGAGACCTTCTACAGCACCAGCTTCCATGAGTTGGTCCACTGGACTGGATCCGCTGACCGGCTCGACCGGAACCACAAGGGCAGCTTTGGCTCTGAGGACTATGCGTTTGAGGAGTTGGTTGCTGAGATCGGGTCTGCCTTCCTGTGCGCTGAGCATCGCATCGATGGCCAGCTTCAGCACCCCAACTATATCGCATCTTGGATCAAGGGTCTGAAGGATGACGTCAACGCCATCTTCTCCGCATCCAAACTCGCGCAGGACGCTGCTGACCTTATCCAGGAGGGGGCCTGAGACGGTCACTCTCAGAGAACGGATTGCTGACGTCATGCGCACAGCCGGTTGGAACCAAACAGACTACGTCATCTCCAAGGGAGGGATTGTGGTCTGGACCACGGACCAGCGGCTGATCGAAATCACCGTGGACTGTCTGGCTGCCTACCTGGAAAATGATGACCCGATGCCCACTGGAGATCTCAAGGCTGACGGCCCAGAGCACACAATCATCCTAATGGAGGACTAGGACAGACCGGCCCCTCATTTCCCCACCCTCATCGAGGCCCTCAGGATCGCTCCTGGGGGCCTTTAGTTTTGCGGGGAGG